TTTTTAATAGGTCTTTATTAGGCAATATAGCATAATATGAGGTCATTAGAGACTCCTTAACTGGAAGATTAGAATAAGGAAAACTAGTTGTAGTCTTATACAACTGTCTCTCTAGGTTGTCAATACGTGTCTTATCTACATTAGACTGAGCCATCAAAGCTTTGACGTCAGACTTGATTTCGTTTACATCATTCCAAATTAGCAGGGCCATTGCTGATGCTAGACTTGGAAATATCCACACTTTAAATGCGTTAATTGCAGGGGTTTCTCTCATAGCTATAAATAAAAATGCACCCAAGTTGGGTGTAGTGTTTAAGATATTTAGATTTAATTACTTCAGACCATACTTGATCCACTTGTACCATATACGCTCATGGATAAAGTATTGGATGGGCTTATAGATAAGCTCAGCTACACCAAAGGCAGCTCCCACCCTTATAGAACCAGATATCCACCACATCAAAAGGAACCCTATTAGGGTACTGATTATCCTATAGCTAATAGTCTTAGCTACATGTCTTTTAATTAGGGGCATGCTTAGGGGCAAAACTAAGTAAAAAAGTTGAAACTACCAAATCTTTTTTAGTAGGGCTGATAGGACTTCTCCTCTACAAAATCAGAGCCAAACTTCATATTAATTTCTTTCTTAATACGTGCTCTTTCATCATTCAATTTGTATACATTTCTAGCAAAAGCTACAAACTCTTTACCAAAGTCTTTAGCTCTCTCTAGGTCCCTGAGATCATCTTCCACCTTCCATAGCTCCTTGTTGATTTCAAACAAGTTTTTGGTAAGAGGGTAGTCAGTCATCAATGGATCTTCTGTTTTAAGAACCTCTATAAGATATATTAATTCTTTCTTAACATTCTCTAACTTAGTAGGGTCCTGTATCTTAGATGCTTTGATCATAAGTATAGTGTACTTGTCTACAATTTCTCCTAATGAAACTTCAATTTTCATAGCAAAATGTTTTTTATTTTAAACAAAAGTAGTACATTTGTAGTAAATATCCAAGACATGATTATAGTTATTTTTGGGCAGCCTGGAGCTGGTAAAACCACCATAGCCCAACACTTTGTCAAAGACACCTTTCATCATATTGATGGGGACATATTACGAGACATTTTCAAGAACAAAGATTATAGTAGGGAAGGTAGGATCAAGAACCTAAATAGAGCTAGTGATATAGCCACCTACATAAACTCTGTATACTCAAATGTAGTGTTATCAGTGGTGTATCCTTATGAAGAATGTAGAGAGTATCTAAACAAATTAAATAAAGGTGTTAAATGGATCTATCTCATCTATCAAGAAGATAGAGGAAAAGACCAATTTAAAGTGGAAGATTTTGAGCTTCCATATATGGATAATGTAGATTTAATTCTAAACACTTCAGTAGACTCAGTGGATGTGTGTGCTGATAAAATTAAAAATGTATGCAGAATATTCTAGCAAAGGGTAATGGTAAAGGAAATGGTTGGGCTATGTTTATAGGTAGATGGCAACCATGGCATGAAGGACATAGATGGTTAATTGATCAACAGTTAAACCAGGGAAAGAAGGTATGTATAGCTATTAGAGATATGGAAACTGATGAAAAGAATCCATACTCAGCAATTCAAGTAATGATGAATATCACCAATGAATTAATAGATCTTGTAGAAGAGGGTATGATAAGAATCATGATTGTTCCTGATATAGAAAGTATTAATTTTGGACGTGGTGTTGGCTATGATATCATTGAACATATTCCTCCTGCAGAAATACATGACATCTCAGCAACAAAAATTAGAGAACAAATGAATAAGAATGAAGAAGATATTTTATAACGCATCACTGCCTAGATCTGGGTCTACATTATTGCAAAATGTGCTAGCACAAAACCCAGACATATATGCCACTCCTACTAGTGGTCTATCTACATTACTGCAATCAGCAAAAGAAACATACAGTAGGCGATCTGAGTTTGCTGCATTAGATACAGCTCTTATGAAGAAAGCTTTCTTAGGATTTTTAAGAGGAGGTATAGAAGGATTTACTAATAATCTTTCAGACAAGCAGTATATCTTAGATAAAAGTTTTAACTGGGGAGGTGATTACTATCTATTGAAATATATGTTCAATGGAGAGTCACCAAAGATTATAATAATGGTAAGAGATTTGCGTGAAACAATTGCTTCTATGGAATCACAGTATAGATTCTCTCCACAACATGTCTATCCTAAAGTTGATTTAGAAACTACACAACTTACTACCTTAGAAAAAAGATTAAAATATTGGGGGACTACTAATCCTTTTGGATTGACTTTAGATTTTCTTCAAGAGATATTTACAGCTAAGATAGAGAATGAAATATTTTTTGTAAAGTTTGAGGACTTTTGTCAATTTCCAGAACCTATCATAAGGAGTTTATATAAATATTTAGAAATCCCATATTTTGCTCATGACTTTAATAACATTGAACAAGTGACTGATCAGAACGATGGGTTCTATATATTCAGTCATAAGATACGAAAACAACTAAGACCTGTTGAACCTAAGGCTTTAGATATACTTGGACCAGAAGCATGTAACTGGGTGTATAAAAATTATGAGTGGTTCTTTAAAAAGTTTAATTATGCCTTATAGCTCAACAGCGTTTAAAGAAGAAGTAAAGCGTCACATATTAGCTAACCTACCTCTTCATACTAAAATATTAGATGTAGGTCCTGGTGCAGGTACATATGGATCAATGTTACGTGACTACTATAATATAGATGGATTAGAAATCCATGAGCCTTATATAGATAAGTTTAACCTTAGAAGTATATACAACAAAGTAATGGTGGGAAACATCCTAGCATTTGACGTCTCTCCATATGATTATATTATATTAGGAGATGTACTAGAGCACATACCAAAGTATGAAGCTATCAATCTGGTAGCTAAGATTAACTCTGCAGGTAAGAAGTGTTTAATAGCTGTACCTTATCTATATGAGCAAGGAGAGTATGATGGTAATGTACATGAGATACATCACCAACCAGACTTAACAAATGAAATATTCCTAGAGAGATATCCAAGCATGCACTTGTTATATAAAGATGCAGGATATGGATACTATATAAATTATTAATATGAGTAATATAGAAACTTTATATCCCCATGGTGGATATATATTTAAACTACACTTTGACTTTGATTGGAAAACATTATATCCAATATGCAAAGAGTTAGTTAACTCAGAACTTGCATACTCTCCACTAGTAAAGAATGGTAAGAGTTCACATATGAACAAGCTATCTCCTCATAAGATAGAAGAATTTAGACCATATTATATGTGGTTGTCTTCTTTAATTAAAGAAATCTTTACAAAGAATTGTCAATACTCTGAGGATGTAATGGAATATTTTGTTGCTAATAGTTGGGTGAATGTACAAGGAAATGGAGGACACACTACAGTGCACAATCATGCTAATGTATTTATGGTGGCAACTGCTTATTTGAATCTACCTAAAAATGGTGGGTTCTTTGAATGCGTAGATCCATTGGAGTATAACAAAAGTAATCAGTATCACGATGATCCTAATTGGATGTGGAAAGAAGTGCCTGCAATAACTGGTGATGTGTTAGTGTTTCCTGGTTGGTTAAAACATAGAACACAAGTGAACAATGCTCACTCTAAATTACTTATTGATGACAATGGTGTAGGACGTGAGGAAAACTCATCTGAAGATAGATGGGTTTTGACTACAAACTTTACACAAGAATTTAAAGAAATAGTATAATGAAACCAGTCTGTTTAAACTTAGAAGAATGTAATGGGTTAGGGGACCTTATATGTGCCACCCCCACCATCAAGAAACTACATGATGCATACCAAAGAAAGATCACTGTCATCTCTCAGATGCCTGAGCTATTTAAAATGAATCCCTATGTAGAGAAGAGCTACAAAGCTGCATCAATAGATATGGATTATTTCAAAGCTAATTACATAATGCACAACTCTTTTTATCTAGTAGGTAAGAAGGATGAGCGTGGTGTAGAGATGAAGCATAACATGATGGACATCAGACAGTTCCATGCTATACACCTAGGATTTATGCTTGGACAAAATGAACTAGAATGTTATTACAAACCTACAGAAGAAGATGCTTGTACAGATGGATTTAGTGATAAAAGTACATCTGGTACCAAAAGATATATAGTGATACATCCTGTTAACAGCTGGCCTAATAGAACATGGTCACAAGAGAACTGGTTAAACTTATCTAAAGAATTGATTAAATGGGGATATAATGTAGTGGCTGTAGGAAAAGATAGCTCTGAGACAGGGTTCTTTAATGTACAGAAACCTGTACATGAGATGGACAATAACATTACTAATCTAATGAATAAGACATCCATATCTCAAACGTGGTATCTGATTAATAATGCTGCAGCTGTTATCACCATGGACTCAGGTATTCTTCATCTAGCAGGTACAACAGAAACACCTATAATTGAATTAGGATCTCCCATCAACCCTGAGTTTCGTAGACCATATAGAAAGACTAGTAAGCATATATACGTAAGAGGAGGCTGTGGATTACACTGCAGTTCTAACATGAAGTATGCTCTTGAGTATTGGCCTACGATAGACTACGTACAACCACTGATTGGATGCTTAGAGAAGAAAGAAACCTTTGAGTGTCATCCATCTGTAGCACAAGTAATTCATGCAATTAACAATAACATATGAAAAAACTATTAATCATCACTCCTCACTTATCAACAGGAGGAGCACCACAGGTAACTGTAAATAAAGTAGAACTATTAAAAGATCACTTTGAAATCAAAGTGGTAGAGTATGCATTCTTAGCATGGCAGTTTGTTGTACAAAGAAATAGAATCATTGACATGCTTACAGAAGGAGTTAACTTCCATTCTTTAGGAGAGAATAAGTTTGATGAACTGTTGCAAATTCTGCAAGACTTCAAACCAGATGTAATCTCTATGGAAGAATTCCCTGAGATGTTTATGAATGAAGAATGTGCTGACTATATATATGATGCAGAGAGACCATGGAAGGTTGTAGAAACTACACATGATAGTTCATTCAATCCTAAAAACAAATACTATCTACCTGATAAGTTTGTATTTGTCAGCTCATATAATTCATTCCAATACATTACATTAAATGTGCCTACAGAGGTAATTGAATATCCTATTGATAAGAAGGTTAGAAACAAGGTAGAAAGACAACAACAACTTGGCTTAGATCCTGAATACAAACACTTTGTAACTGTAGGGTTGTTTACTCCTAGAAAGAACCAAGCATATGCATTCCAGTTGGCAGAGAGACTTAAGAACAACAAGGTTAAGTTTCACTTCCTAGGTAACCAAGCTGGTAACTTTGCTAACTATTGGCAACCATTGATGGCTAACAAACCAGACAACTGTGTTGTGTGGGGAGAGCGTAATGATGTAAGTGAATTCTTAGAAGCATGTGATGTGTTTTTGTTCCCATCTAAAGGAGACAGAGGTAATAAGGAGTTAAATCCTATTGCTATTAAGGAAGCCATGGAATATGATGACTTGATCAAAGTAATGTACAACCTGGATGTATACTGTAACAAGTACAACGATGAAGAGAACATGGTTTATTTAACTGGAGATCTTGGTAGTGATACTACCAATATTATCAAAAAACTAAACCTAGATGTATTAGATGAAGAGTGTATCATCTTGGGCACCTATCCAAATATTAAGGACAGAGTGCAATGGACCAAGGATACCATACTGTCTCTAAAGCCATTAGGTAGAAAGATTATACTAGTATCTCACTATCCTGTAGACCAGGACATACAACGTATGGTGGATTACTATATCTATGATAAGCACAACCCTTTAACTCACCACAGTTACTACACTAGGTTTTATCATGATACACCAGAGTACTTTGCTGAGATCAATATCAATGGATTGAAGGATAGCAATCAGTCCCTTACAGTGCTAGTAAACATGTTCAATGCAGCTAAGGTTGCTAAAGAGCTTGGATTCAAGAGATTCTTCTATACTACGTATGATGTTATGTTAGATCCTAGAGACATACCTGCAGTGAATGAAGCATTTAGAACAGATAAAAAGTTATATGCTGCTACACTACCTACACCACAGGGTAAAGGTATTCAGACCAATGGTATTATGTTTGACACAGACTTCTTCTTAAAAGAGTTTGATGATGTACGTACAGCAGAGGAATGGAATGCTGTATGTAAACGTAGAAGATGTGAGAACTATCTAGAAGACTATTTGTCAAAGGTTATTTTTAGCTTCAATCCTAATGATATTCAAGTGGTTACAACTGACAAGGATACTATGTTGATACACAGTGGGTTAGGTGTAGCATCTAATAGTGAGTATTATTCTATCATCCCTGTTGTTGGAAAACCAAACACTTATGTGTTCTATTTCTTTACATATAACAGAGACTTTAGAAACATTTATATATCTATTGAAGATTACATGTGGAAAAGAATCATACCAGCTAAGAACCATGAACTTCTTTATCAGTTTGAATTCAAAGGAGAACCTATTAATGTAAGAATGGATTTCTATGATGGTGATATAACTTATAAGGTGGAAGAGTTTATAATAAACAAAGACACATTACCTCTATACAAAAATACAGGTAAGTTTCAATGGAAGAAGAAGGATAGACCTAAGATTAAATTAGTTCATATACAAACCACACTAAATGATGAAAGAGAAAGAGCAAGTAGAGACTCCCTTATCAGCGTTGTCAACCATGGATGGGAATATAAGTTACATCTTAACCAGCCCTATAAGTCATTACCACCATCATATAACTGTCTCAGACCCAGTTGTGTTTCAATGGAACTCTTCAATGAGGAGCAAGTTCGACAGTATGGCACTGCACTTACCCCAGCACATTATGGATGCTATCAAGCATTCAAAGATGCCATCTTAAGTGAATTCAATAACTGTGACTACTTGATAGTGTGTGAAGGTGATTGTATTATTGAGACAGACATACACTTTTTCGTACAAAAAGTTGAGGAATGTGCACACTTATTGGGACCAAACAACATAGAGTTTATGTCCTTTGGAGATAAAGATACATTAGAACATGGATGGCCTCAGAGTCCTGTTATTAAAGATGTGAACGATGACATGTATGTCACTAATCATCTTATAGGTTTACAATGTATCATGTTCCCTGCACATGTATCTCCATGGTTAAAAGAAACTTTAAGAATGCACAAATGGGATGCTGCTGATATGTATTTTAATAATATCTTTGCAGGAGACAAAATGGGTATAGTTAAGAAAAGACTTACCACACAGGCAGATGGATTTTCTTTAATAGACAACATGCAAAAAACATTTAGAAAATGAGAATAGTACACGTAGCTACAGGACTAATTACCATACCACCAAATGGATGGGGAGCTGTAGAAAGACTTATATGGGAATATAAACAAGGACTTGAGAAGCTTGGTGATGTTGTAGACATCAGATATATGAATGAGCTAGAGAGATGGCCTGATACAATTGTACACGCACATCTAGCTAACCAGGCTTTGTATTGTAGAGACAAAGGTATACCTTATGTATATTCTCTACATGATCATCATACAGAATGGTATGGTAAAGATAGCTGGGTATATAAGCAAAACCTAGAGGCTATGAAACATAGCATTATATCTTTTACACATGCTGAGTATCTGATAGACTATTTCAGTGAGACTGATAAGTTGTTCTATCTAAGACATGGAGCTAACACAGAATTCTTCACACCAGAATACAGAATGGGTCCACATAAACTATTGATGATAGCTAACAATGGACTAGCAGGTGACTCAGGCTTTGATAGAAAAGGATTTAGATATGGTATAGAAGCAGCTAGAGAACTAGATCTTCCTATCACCATTGCTGGTCATCCTAATAATGAGAAGTTCTTTGATATACATATAGAGTTAATGAACTATAAAAAGTTAACTTTAAAGTTAACAAATCCTACAGATGAAGAAGTCAGAGAATTGTATCAAGATCATAGCATCTTCTTACATCCATCTATGCTAGAAGCAGGACATCCTAACCTTACATTATGTGAAGCAGCTAGCTCTTGTATACCTATTGTAGGAACCTACAGAGGATCTAAACACTTCCCTGGTATGTGGGTGTTACCAAACATCAGTACAGAGAGTGTAATGCTTGGTATTACAGAGACAATTAAGACATACGAACATCGTGTAAAAGAAATGCAAGATGCACGTGACTATCACAGCTGGGACAATGTAGCTAAGACATTACATAAATACTATGAGAATATTTCTAAGATAACTGAAGGATATGACTCAGAGAAGACAAAACAATTATACATCAATTTATACAATAATTTATGAGAGTAGAAATGTTATCAATTGCAGACTTCTATAATAACGTAGATGAGGTGAGAAACTTTGCAATGCAACAAGAATTTCTTGGTGAAGAAGCTCACTTCCCAGGTAAGAGAACTAAATCATTTTTAAATGATAGTGTTAAAGAGATAATTCAAAGTACCATGAGACCATTTGCAGGAGACGTTACGTGGTGGGGAGATCACAACTCTGGAGCATTTCAATACACCACAGCAGCAGACAGATCGTGGATACACTCTGATGGTAATGCTGATTGGGCTGGTGTACTTTATCTAACTCCTGATGCACCATTAAGTTCAGGTACAGGGATATTTAAACATAAAGCAACTGGTCTTAGAAACTGGATATATAAAGATCATTTTACAGAAGAAGATAAATATGGTGTTAAAGATGCACCTCATCGTGGTGCTGATTCTGTTGACTATACCAAATGGGAGATGGTGGATAGAATAGGTAATATGTATAATAGACTTATAATATATAGAGGTGATCTATTTCATGTATCTTTGGATTACTTTGGTAAAGATTTACAAACAGGAAGATTGTTTCAAACATTCTTTTTTAATACAGAGAAATGATAACATACAATTTACACCATGTTAATGGTCTTTATTTTCAGCTATTAGATGATGCTGGTAAGAATAGAGAATATGATATAAGTTTTGTAGATAGAAAAGGTAAGGTGGAAGGTATGCTTACAGATCAACATGTAACTATCTATGAAACAAAATTAAAGATAGGAGGTTGGGCTAGACTAAGTAGAAAGTATCTATCTGATATAGCCATATTTATTAAATATGAAGGACGTATAGTCAAGCAAGTAAACTTGTTAGACGAGCTTAAAGATAAACCTGTGTTTATTGTATTTGAATCTAAGAGTCTTGGTGATAGCATAGCTTGGATGCCATATTGTTTAGAGATGCAAGAAGTTTATAAATGTAAGGTGATTGTATCTACATTTAAGAATGAGTTGTTTGAATCTGTTTATCCTGAACTAAAGTTTGTAGGCAGAGGAGTAACAGTAGATAATATCAAAGCAATGGTTGAACTAGGATGGTTTTGGGAAACTGATAAAGAACCTGTACACCCTGCAACTATACCATTACAACAAGCAGCAAGTAATATATTAGCTTTACCATTTAGAGAGATACAACCTAGGATAGCTTTCACACCAGGAGAAAGACCTGTAGTTAATCAGTACATCTGTATATCAACTAGATCTACAGCACAATGTAAGCATTGGTATTATTGGCCACAGCTAATAGAAAAACTAAAGAGCTGGGGATACAGAGTGTTTGAGCTTTCACAAGAAGCAGATGACTATGGAGCAGAGACATTAGAAGATAAATCATTACAGAACGTAATGAACTATCTACATCATGCAGATATGTTTATTGGTCTTTCTAGTGGTATCAGCTGGTTGAACTGGGGTATAGGTAAACACACTGTAATGATTTCTAACTTCACAACACCTGATCATGAATTCCAAGATAACTGTACACGTATAGTTAACTTAGAAGTATGTAATGGCTGTTGGAATAATCCTGTGTTCAAGTTTAATAAAGGTGACTGGAACTGGTGTCCAGAGCATGAAGATACACCTAGACACTTTGAGTGTCATAAGTCAATCACTGTGGATACAGTATTAGAAACAATAAAACAATTATTATGAAAGGAGAAGTATTTGGGATATTCCCAACACCAGTTTTGAAATTCAAAATGGATAGAGACTTTACTAAAGAAGAGATAGACTTTATATATGATCAACAGGATAAGGTTCCTCAACCTCCATACTTTATAAATTTAGGAAACATTGCTACGACTAGTAAGAGAATTCTTGAGCGTCCAGAGATGGCTAGTTTAAAAAAGATTGTAGAAGATTGTTTGAATCAATGGTGCATTAATATTTATGCTCCTCGCAACCCTGAGTCATTTAAACTAAAGATAACTCAATCTTGGTTAAACTATACAAAACCAGGAGAGCGTCATGATAGACACTATCATCCAAATAGTATAGTGAGTGGTGCTATTTATATAGATACTAATCCAGTGCAAGATCAGATTACATTTAACTCTGGTAAGATGTATGATTACTATATACCATGGATTGCTTTGAATCAATTCAACTCCATGGAATCTACTATATCTTTAGATAAAAAAGATATAGTTTTATTTCCTTCTAACTTAAATCATTCTGTTCCAGAAAATACAGGAACAACTACAAGAGTTAGCTTAGCATTTAATTCTTTCTTTGAAGGTACTCTTGGAGTTTCTTCTGATGTACCAAACTATATACAGTTCAATAGTGTAGAATAAAAAAGGGGCTTTAATTAGCCCCTTTTTAATATATCTTATTTATAATGTCCTCCTCCCACCCAGAGAACAAATGAACGTCTCACTCCTTTAGTAACAGGTGTCACTCTATGCATCATGTAAGAAGGGAATATAAATACCACTCCTTTTCCTCTTGGTGCTTTTTGTATATCTTGACCACCTTTCCAGTATTCAAGATCACCTCCTTCATATTCATCAGGACCTGATAGTTGAACTGTAATACTTACTTTTCTTGTAGATAGAGCACCAGGACCAATGTCTTGATGCCATCCATAATGTCCATCATTAGTTGCATGGTATTCTGTATATTGAATATCATCTAACACTGAATACAGATCAAAGTTCCAAACATTATCATTGGCTTCTATAATCATAGCCATCATTTTATCATATAGCCATCCCCACTCTTTATTTTTTGGAACCCATTTAACAGATGAAGATCTTATACTTTTATCTTGGTTATTTTCTGGACCAGTTCCAGCATTTATAAATTGAATATTTGCAACATCTTTATATATCTTATCTAGCTCTTCATCAGTAAATCCTTTTTCAAAGAAATAATAATTTTGAGTATCTACTAACTTTGGTTCAAACAATACATTGGAATACATAAAAAAAGATTTAGTTCCTACAAAGATACGTACAAATTAAATATAAAGTTTTTCTTTTTCTGCTAGTTTAGCATCTAACTCTTGAAGAGCTTTTATCATTACACCTAATGAAGAGTTGATATCAATTCTATCATGTTTACTTGTAGCTAGTTCCTCTGGAGTATCTTCAGCTATGAAACCTATTCTAGTTGTATCATCCTGTCCATCCAGTTCATATTTATATGTAACTATCTCCGTACTATCTATTAGATCCATAGCAGATGCTGTAAATGGTTCTATGTTAGTCTTAACTTCTTCTGTAGATACAGTGAAGAAATAAGTAGATCCTATCGAAGCAAATGTATACCATCCAAATCCTTCTCCAAAAAAGGTTGGAGTTGAAGGACTTATCATTCCTCTATGACCACCTTGGTAAAATCTTTGTGCAGTATACCATTGACTTGTTGTTACACCTCCTTCAAAAACTGAATTATTACTAGCATTCAATGATTGGTTATTACTATTTGATGGGCCCTGAGGACCTTGAGCCCCTTGAGGACCTGTGGGTCCTTGTGGTCCAGGACCTCCTGTTGCACCTATTGGTCCAGTTGGTCCTTGAAAACCTGTAAGTCCTTGTGGACCTTGTGGACCTGTAGCACCAGTAGGTCCATTTACCCCTGATACACCACTAGATCCTGTTGAACCAGTGGGACCTTGTGTTCCTGTTGGACCTGTAGAACCAGTGGGACCATTAACTCCTGAAGAACCTGATGTTCCAGAAACTCCTGATGAAGCTGAAGATCCTGAAGAACCTGATGTACCACTTCCACCTGATGCACCTGTTGTAGCAGAAGAACCATTGGTTCCACTTGATCCAGACGTACCACTTTCTGCAGACGTTCCTGAAGATCCACTCGTACCACTCGTACCTGTTGTACCAGATTGAGCAGAGTCACCTGCTGTTCCTGATGATCCACCTGTTCCAGATGAACCTGCAGATGCACTTGTGCCAGAGGTTGCAGCTGTTCCAGATGTACCAGAACTATCACTTTCTCCAGACGTTCCCACTGTAGCACTAGTACCAGCAGTACCAGCAGTACCAGCAGTTGCTGAGATACTTGATGTACCTGATGTAGCAGCTGTTCCATTGTATCCTGTTAAAGATACAGTCCAACTACTATATGATCCAGATCCTTTATAGTCATATGGAGTGATTACTAATACACCAGTACCAGAATCATAAGATACAACTCTACCAATTATATAATTATTAGCATCATAACTTACTTGGACGAAGTCATTGACAACGAACGCAAGTCCTGTACTAACATTAAATGTCATATTAGAGTATGGCATAATTACTGATTGTTATTTTGTAACCAAGTTGGTTTAATTAAAACGACTTTAGGAGTCACTTTATCTTCAAGTCTTTTATCTATCATGTTAGCTTTTATCCAAGCCATGTTTCTTTTCTTTCTATTCTCACTAATCTCAACCCACGATTGAAGTACTTGAGGAGTTAATTGCTCAAAAGCAATGAACTCACCAGGAGCAACATCAGGTTTAATAGTAGTAGTAGCAGAGTATCTTTCTTCATGTATATTACCTGCAGCATCAACTGCTGTACCAACTAGAAACCAACTAATCTTCAATACAACTTGAGAATGACCTTCTAACGTTGGTGCTACGTGCAAATCATCAAGTATGAAATTATAATTAACTACCATATCTTTATTTTTATAAATTATCTATTTTTTTGTTTAGTTCCTGTAAAGCTTTTAAAGCAACACCTATACTGTTAGTGATATCCATTTTATCATGATTTGGACCTGCAAATTCTTCAGCTGTATCATCTGCAATGAATCCTAACTTTACATGATTATACATTGGATTCTCAAGTTCATATTCAACTATATCTACAGTGTTTATTAAATCAACTGCACATGCTTGATAAGGTTTAATATCTGTCTTATATATTGATGAAGATGTACCAAAGTAGTTACTAGAACCTACTACGCCAGCAGAAACCCAGTTACCATTACTATACCAATATGCTCCTTGATTAGCACTACATGCTGCTTGATTTTGAATTCTCCATCCACCACCAGAATAAGCTTCATTCTGAGTAACTGTATTACTAAATTGAACAGCATCTCCTTGGTTAAGTGATTGATTGTAAATTGTCTGAGGGCCTTGTCCACCTGGAGAGCCTGTAGGGCCTTGTGCACCAGCTGGACCTTGAGCACCCCCTGGACCAGTGCCCCCTTGAGGACCAGTGCCACCTTGTGGACCTCTTGGTCCTTGTGCTCCTTGTGCTCCTTGTGCTCCTGTTGCACCATTAACACCAGATGTACCACCTGCTCCTTGAGCTCCAGTGGGACCAATTGGCCCTTGTCCACCAGTAGGACCTGTGGGTCCATTTACTCCTGATCCACCACTTGGACCACTTGCACCAGCTTTACCTGATCCACCACTTGCACCAGCAGATCCAGATGTACCATTTGATCCTGAGCCACCACTGTTACCAGCTGAGCCTGAATTACCATTTGATCCTTTTCCACCAGCAGCTCCTGATGTTCTACTATTACCAGAACTACCATGAGCTCCAGCTTTACCACTAGATCCAGATTGACCACGTGTACCTGACGTACCTGTTGTTCCTGCACTACCAGCATCTCCTGATTGACCAGAAGTATTTGACTTACCTCCTTTACCAGAACTTCCTGATTGACCAGGTGCTCCATCTTTACCTGAGCTTCCACTTTCACCAGCTTTACCTGATGAACCTCCAGAAGCAGATGTTCCAGAAGAGCCAGGTGTACCAGTTAAGTTAACTGTCCAAGAGCTATATGTACCACTACCTTTCCAAGCAGTGGGAGTAATTGTTATTGAACCTGTTCCTTTATTATATGACACAACAGTACCAATGACATAGTTATCAGCATCATGGCTTAATTGTACATTATCACCTGCTTGATAAGCTAGCTCAGTATTTATATTAAAGGTCATGTTAGCTGGCATTGTTCTTCTTATTTTGTAGGTTTACAATTCTTGCGTCAATCTCTTGTATAGCTTTTAAAACAAATGCTAAGGTACAACTTATTTCCATTTGATTTTTTGAATCAGTGGATAATTCTTTAGGAGTATTTTCAGCAATAAATCCTATTCTCTTATCCTCATCACATTGTTCTATCTCTAAATTATAAGATACTATATCAACTTGTTTTAATAAATCCACTGCAGAAGGAGCATATGATTGGATGTTAGTCTTAGTATCTCTAGTTGATGTAATATAAAAACTAGCAGCACCTAATGATGCAGGAGTATACCAACCTGGACCAAAGCCTGTCCAACCTGCACCTTGATTTGCACCTTGCACAAATTGCTTATAGTTATTAAAATATGTTCTATAATTTATTGTAGGAGCAACAGCACCAGCAAAGTTTGTAAAAACCATTGTTGGGCCTGCGTTAATATTCAAATTTTGATTATATGAAGCAGATGTACCTGTTGGTCCCTGAGCTCCAGTAGCTCCAGTTGGGCCTTGCCCTCCAGTAGGTCCTTGAGGTCCTTGTGGACCTGGAGCACCTGCAGCACCTGGTGGACCTTGTCCACCAGCAGGACCTGTTGGACCTTGAGGACCAGTAGCTCCAGAAGATCCAGAAGCACCTTTGCCACCTGTTGCTCCTTGAGGTCCTGTTGGACCTATAGGTCCTTGAGGTCCTGTAGCTCCACTTGATCCAGAGGTTCCAGTTGTACCAGTAGATCCAGCAGTACCAGTAGATCCAGAGGTTCCTGAACTACCACTTGTACCTGATGCACCAGATGTTCCACTTGATGCACTACTTCCACTTGTTCCTGAAGTACCTGCTGTACCAGCAGATCCAGATGTTCCAGTAGATCCTGAGTCACCAACTGTTCCTGAACTAGCAGAAGTACCAGAAGATCCACTAGAATTACTTTCTGCAGATGTGCCACTTGTACCTGTAGATCCTGAACTGCCTTCTGTTCCAGCTGTGCCAGTTGTTCCAGCAGTTCCTGTTGTACCATTTGTACCAGAGGAACCACTTGTTCCAGCTGTACCTGTAGTACCAGATGATCCTGCAGTTCCAGCACTTCCATTGTATCCAGTGAGGGTTGCTGTCCAGCTACTAAACGTACCTGATCCAACTGCCTCATATGGAGTAACAACTAAATCACCAGTGGCTGGGTTGTAAGATACAACCCTACCAGTGATGTAGTTATTTGAATTAGCTGCAACTTTGACAAAGTCATCCACTTTGAATGCACGACCTGTGGTGATATTGAATGTTATATTACTGTAAGGCATATATATTTATTAAGCAGGAGGTAATGTTTCTGTTGTACCACTTGTTCCTGAGTATATTGTTGTTTCACCTGATGTTGCTGCAGTTCCAGAAGAAGCACTTGTACCTGCTGAGGCACTTGTGCCAGATGTCCCACTTGATCCACTTGACGCAGACGTTCCATTAGTACCAGATGTTCCACTAGTACCAGAGCTTCCATCAGTACCTGATGTACCACTTGAACCTGATGTACCACTAGTTCCAGATGAACCATTTGTTCCTGATGTAGCATCTTGTCCACTTGTACCAGCAGATGCTGAAGTACCTGCAGTACCTGAGCTACCACTTACACCAATAACGTTAAAATAGAATACATCATTAACATCTGGATCAGGACCTGCAGAAGCAATCTGTGAAACAGAGAATTGCTCAAAGCCAGGCTCCAATGGATCTCTTGCTGTAATTAATAATATTTTATATGTATTCTTATCATCATTCTTAACTATCTTAAGAACTGTATTAGGTTGTAAATAGTCAAGGTAAGATGAGAAGTTAATTGCTGGGTCATAAGATATGTTGTCAATAGCAATGCTTGTTGTAGTTGTACCCCAAGTTAAGCCACTGCTTAGAGCAAAGAAACCACTGCCTGGATCTGTTCCTGTGTTTGTAGAACTAGATAATCTCCAAGTAGCTAAGTTACCATCCAAACCTTGCAAACCAGAAGTACCTGATGTACCATCACCTCCAGCAGCACCACCTAAGTTCACTTGCCATGCTGTGTATGTACCAGAACCAGCAGTAGCACTAACGCTAACTGACATGGCACCTGTACCTGCGTCATATGATAACACATCACCACCCATACTATTACTTATGTCATAAGCAATAACTACCACCTGTCCTACAGTGTACGCTAACCCTGTACCAACAGTTAAGTTTTGTGTACCAGTTCCTATTGTTAAGCTACTAACTGATGTTGTTTTGTATAAGTCTCCAGAAAGACCTGCTGTACCAGAAGATCCACTTGTACCAGAAAGACCAGAAGTTCCAGCAGTTCCACTAGAACCATTGGTTCCTGAGCTACCATCTGTTCCACTGGAACCATTTGTTCCACTAGATCCATTGGTTCCACTAGAACCATCAGTGCCAGATGTTCCACTTGATCCTGGTATACCTGAACCAATTACAGTCCAACTAGTATATGTACCACTACCAACATAGTTTGTTGGTTCAAATACTAAGATTCCTGTAATTGAATCATATGTAACCACTTGACCATATAAGAAATTATTCTCATCATTGATCACTTGGATGTACTGACCAAGAACAAAGTTCAAATTAGGTTGTACTGTTATTGTAATATTAGCGTAAGGCATTTATATTTATTTTATATTTTTATTTATATTGCACAAGTTGCAGAACAATCTGTTCCAGCTGATGCAGCTGTACTAAGATCAACAATAGGTGTTCCAGCTGGAGCTCCAAAGTTAACTTGGTAAACATAACCATCACCTATATTGTAATAATCTCCATTAGTTAATAATACTGTAGAAACTGCAAGTATTGATGGTGCAAATAGTGTACATCCTGGACAGTTATATTGATCTACATTATAGTAGTATACAGGTGCTGCTGTTGTTGTAGTAGATGTTGTAGATGTTGTACTTGTTGTTGTTGTAGCTTCAGCAGGAGGAATAGTGATTGAATCTCCAGATGTACCTAATGTACTTGTTGATGTACCAGAAGTTCCTGTTGTACCTGTTGTACCAGCAGTACCTGCTGTTCCACTAGATCCATCAGTTCCAGTTGTACCAGCAGTTCCACTTGAACCATTAGTACCTGAAGTTCCACTAGTGCCTGAACTTCCATCAGTTCCACTTGTTCCACTTGTACCACTTGATCCATCTGTACCTGTTGTTCCACTTGTTCCACTAGAGCCATCTGTACCAGAGGTACCAGAAGAGCCATCTGTTCCTGAAGAACCATCTGTACCTGTTGTACCTGAGGTTCCACTAGATGCAGATGTTCCTGATGAACCATCAGTACCAGCTGTTCCAGCTGTACCACTAGAACCTGAAGTTCCACTTGATCCATCAGTGCCACTTGTACCTGAACTACCATCAGTTCCTGAACTACCATCAGTGCCAGAAGTTCCAGACGAACCATCTGTACCACTTGTTCCTGCAGTTCCAGATGAACCTGAGGTTCCACTAGAAGCTGAAGTACCACTTGATGCAGAAGTACCACTAGAACCATCTGTTCCAGTTGTACCACTAGTACCACTTGAGCCATCAGTTCCAGTTGTACCTGACGTACCTGTTGTACCACTTGTTCCTGTAGTGCCACTTGTACCAGAAGAACCAGAGGTACCTGTTGAACCTGACGAACCAGAAGTTCCAGATGATGCAGATGTACCACTTGATCCATCTGTAGCAGATGTTCCAGATGTTCCAGAAGAAGCAGACGTACCAGACGTTCCACTTACTGCCACACCAATTTGTTTAGCGTATGCAGTTACTGCTGGAGCAGCAGGAGATAAATATGGACTGATTAATTGAGGAATTGCTTTGATCCTAGCAGTGCTATCGTCACAAGCAAAATACCACTCAATATAATCACCTGGTAGTAAGTTTATAATTTGTGCTGTATGTGGTAATTGTTCTACTTCTTGACCAACAAGTTCAATAGAAACTTTACTATTAGCTAAATCAGAACCATTAAGTCTTAACCATACATTTAATGTAGCACTACCAGGAGTTTGTTTATCAACAATTGCTGTGAATGCAAACTCATATTGTCCAGGATATGCTACTACCAATCTTGATCCCAAGACATTTGTAATACCATATGATAATTCTGTATTTGTATAATACCAAGCTGTTGGTGTATTCGCAGCACTAACTTGTTGAGATACTGAAGAATACCACTGACCATACCAGTTAGCAATGGCTGTACCAGAGCTACCATCTGCACCAGATGTGCCTGAAGTACCAGATGTTCCAGGAACACCAGAAGTACCAGCTGTTGCTGATGTACCATTAGTACCAGACGTACCACCTGATCCTGTTGATCCTGTACCTCCTGAAGTACCAGAAGTACCTGTAATACCACTAGAACCATTGGTACCACTAGAGCCATTTGTTCCACTTGATCCACTAGTTGCACTTGATCCAGAAGATCCTGAGGTTCCTGTAGATCCAGATGTACCAGAGCTTCCACTTGTACCACTAGAACCATCACCACCTGCTGCTCCAGCTAAGTTAACTGACCATACTGAGTATGTGCCAGAACCAGCAACGTCTGTAGGAGTATCAAAAGTCAACACTCCTGTAGTAGGATTATAAGAAATTATCTCAGAAGTTTGGTGATTGCTTGAGTTATATGCTATGATTACGTTCTGTGCTGCTGTATAAGCTAAGCCTAATCCAATAACAATAGAACCTGCAGCACCTAATGTAAATGTGCTACTAGATATAGTTGCATATCTGTCACCTGAAATACCAGAAGAACCTGCTGTTCCTGAGCTAGCAGATGTTCCACTAGATGCAGAAGATCCAGACGTACCACTAGAGCCTGAGCTACCAGATGTAGCAGAGGTTCCTGATGTACCATTATTTCCACTAGAGCCAGAACTGCCTGATGAACCTGATGTTCCAGCAGTACCATTCTTTCCAGAGCTACCAGAGCTTCCTGATGTACCAGCTGTACCTGAATTACCAGAGCTAGCAGAAGTACCAGCAGTTCCTGAAGTGCCTGACTTACCACTAGAACCTGCTGTTCCAGATGTGCCATTCTTTCCAGAGGAACCAGAGGTACCAGACGTACCATAGCCAGCTGATGCAAAAGCTGCATCAATCTTCTCTAATGCTGTTTGTAAATTGTCGTTAGTATTAATACCAGAGTATACAAGGTATGGGCCTTCGTAGAATACGCAGGTCGAATCCAGTATTACTGGGCAAGGGATTGCTTGACAGGTGACGTTCATGTTTTTAGATTGTAATGTTATAACAATTTTTTGCTATACATATGTGTATGATATACAAGAAGGTGCATAACTAGCCATAGCATATGCACCTGTATTAGCAAAAATAGTGAATTTAATTTATTTTCAATGAGTTAGGAAAAGTATTACTACATAATATAGCAATAACTATCTAACAAATCCATATTGTGCTTGGGCCCTAATTCCTAGGTCTTTGGCTGCTTGAGGATAGAACATTGGTAACCAAGATGCAAACTGATTCAAACCAGGAACAGCTTTCATACCATATTTAAGTACAAAGTTTTTATCTGCAGCTTTTTCATCTCCTGTAACTATGTAGTAGTTTTCTAACATGAAATTGTTAAAGAACTTTACATAGTTTTCAATAAGACCTTTTGCTGGGAAGAAACCTTGTGAAACTAGATTAAGTATGCTTGTAGGATTGTAGAAATATAAAAGCTCATCCTTAAGTTTATCTGTTGCTTTGACAAAGAATCTGTGTTGGTTTTTGCTAAGCTCATCATCATCTGGAGCGTATGCTTTAACTCCAGCATATAAAGAAACTAATGTTAATAAGAAGATGGTATCAAGTAACTGAGCCTTAACATTCTTTACATTTAAATCCATGAATGCCACTTCATCCATTTCTAGTTCCTTACCTGTATCTGATTCATAGTCAGCCTTTTTCTTTTCAAAAAGCTTTCTCATAAAGTCTACACCTTTCTCATTACCTTGTAGTGTGTTGTATAGATTTGATAATGAACCTCTTATATCTTCAGACATAATTCTAAATACATTTCTCATTCTTCCCCACTCATAGGCATCAGATCCAGCGTTGAATTTTAAGTTACCATATCTTACATCTACAAGTCTAGGAATCCAGTTCTTAAATAACATGAAAGACTTACCATATATATTTAGGTTAATCTTTCTAATATCATCTTCAGATAAGTTACCTAATGCAGCTTTACTTAAAGACTGCACTTTTCTTCTTAATTCTAATACGCTATCAGAAGATCTTTCTACACCAGGGATTTCTAATTTACCATCTTTAATAGTAGCAACCTTCATGATTCCTTTATCTTCAATTAGCTTTTTAACATCATCTTCAAACTTCTGTTTGAAAGCTTTTTGTTCTTCAGCTGTTCCTTGATATTTCTTTTGATAGTCTGGTTGCTTTCTTAAATACTCTCTAGCATTTACCACCTCACCATCTACTATAATAGTATTACTTAAGAAGCTAAAGAAGTTAGCTGACTGTACATACAAGTCTGACTTTCTCATCAAGATCATTAAAAACTCTTGGATGTTCTCCTGACTTAACTTACTAATAGATAATGTCTTAGCAATTTCTTTATTATAATTATCTGTTAAAGGAAGGAAGTATTCTAATGCTGCAATTCTTTTATCCTTATCATTACCAGTCATCTTACCTAACATCATCCAATACTCAGTGGCTGCAAACTCTTCATGTGTAAAGTATGTACCAGCGTTGATAATAGACTGAGCTGTACCACCAAACAAGTTAGAAAGAGCTGATAGAACGTTGAATCCTAATGCATTGATTTGATATGTATTATTAATTTGATTAAGTACCTTGTTTACGCTAAACTGTCTACTAGCTATGTTCTCTGGAAATATTCTACTATTAACACCTAACTTGGCAAGACCATTATTAAGTGATTCACCAAAGTTACCCATCTTACCTAATAACTGATCAAAGGTTTCGCTTTCTATATACTTCTGTCCATACACAATACCCTTCACCATATCTTCTAATAGCTGAGTGTTCTCAGTGTTATCTGGTGTATATTCTAACTCACCTTTTTCATTTGTTATAGTCTTGCCATATCTAGATGTAGCAATAGCTTTCTTGTTTCTTTCTACACTAATAAGTAATCTAGCTTGTGCTTCTATATCAGACATTTGTTTAAACTTAATAGCCATCTCATTATAAAGAGCCATGTTTCTAAACAAGTCTGTACTATAATCTGTTTCTAGTTCTCTAGTTAAATAGATTGGAACTCTGTTCACTGGTCTACCTGTTAGAGGATCAGTCTCACCATATCCTAAATCACCTTCATCTACAGATATGTTTCTTAAGAACTGTTCACCTATAGCTATCTTACCACCAAAGATTAACTTCTCCATCATTCCTTTTCTAACCCAAGGAAGGAATACCCTTGCTTCTTTTGCATGGATATATCCTATAGATTGGTAGTAGTTATTTCTTTCTATAATGTAATCATAGAAATCTTTAGCTGGTTTAACGTTCTTAAGTTCTTTCCATTCAGCAGATTCCCATTTCTCTTTAGGAAACTTCTTAATAAGATCATATTGTAACCACCCAAGACCTTCAGTTGTAGAAGTGTCATACATTCTTTCAGCTTTAGCAATCTCTTGCTGAATAGCTTTTTCTCTTTCCTCTCCTTCTTCTACTCTAGCCTTTTCATTAATGTATTCAGTTTCTTTCTCAAGTCTTTCTTTTAAGAACTTATTATATTCAGAAATATCAATATTGTCTTTAATCCAATCAAAGTTTTTCTCACCTACATTTTTAGTAAGTTCTTTATAAAACTGAGGATCATATTGATCAATTAATTTATTCTCTCCTTTCTTCATCAAGATATCAAAGTAGTTCTTAGGAATAAGTCCTTTAGACTTAGCCCACTCTTCATATGCAGTTTGAAGAGTTTGTAATTTTTTAGTTTCATCAAGTGTTTGCTGAGCACCTATACCAAATGCTTTGTTTGCCATTCTATATAAAACCTGTATAGCCTTAACCTGTGTTATTGATGTAGAAGAAAACCACTTGGCAAACCCTCTAACAATCTTCTCAGGTTTAAGTATATCAGATATACCTTGTCTATTAGCAACAATTTTATCAGCAAACTCATCCATTACTTCTAATAGTTCTGTATTTAGATCCCTAGCATTATCAGCAGCATCTCTTAAGTCTTCTCTTAATTTCTTATCTTCTTCAGATAACTCTCCTTGGAATAAGAATTTAAGATCTGTATCTAATGTAGCATAAGTTTGAATAGCTTCTTGTGCTCCTATAATTGAATCAGTGAATTCATCTATTTCTTCCATAGAGAAAGACTTAGGATCTGTACCTTTCCATTTATTATTATATGTATCAATATTAGTTTGAATCTGTTTGTTCAATACCTTAGCTTGATATATCAATGGCACAATGTTCTGCTTCATCTGCAATTGCCTAATAGCAGAGAACAATGCGTTTAACTGTTCAGCTTTAGATAGTTTCTGAGAAGGAAGAGCTTTGATATTAGATATCTGTTTGTATACAGCGTTAAGCTTTTCTAATAACTTGTCAATCTTTTTATTACCTGTTTCTTCTTTTTCAAGACCTACAGGAATTAAATAGTTTTCTTGTATATTCTGTATATTAACATCTCCAATCTCCACTGAAGTTAATATAGGAAGTACATTCTCTTTAGCACTACCTCCTTCATATACTGCTCTGATAGGAATCATTCTTGTTTGTTTAAAGTCTTTATCCTTTAAACTGAACATTGTTTTAATAATAGATTTGTATTGGTCCATTTGTAGGTTCCAAGAATTAACCTTGTACCAAGGAATATCTCCTTTAGATTTTTCAAGATTAATATCCATAAACTTCCAATCTAAGATGTTTACCTTACCTGATTCTTCAATAGCTAAGAAATCCACTGTGCCTGCAATTCCTCTTTTCTCATCATATATTGTAACCTCAGCCATGAATCTTGTATTTGGAGGGAAAGAATTTAATCTTGCCTCCAAGTTATCTCTAAGGATTTCATAGTAGTCTCTGTTGTATGGATCAAGTTGAGACGTGTAATCAGAATCATCTAACATTTTAGGACGTAAGTATCCATTCTCATCTACAAATCTGCTGAATGCATATTGAATATCAGAATGTCCTTTTGTACCTTTCTCCATTCTAAAATCATCTAATGACTTAGCATATTCACTTTTAGTTAAATCATTAGCTTTAAATCTTCTAGTGTACCAATCTTGTACAAGATCACTTACCCTTCTAGGAACTTTCTTTCCATTAATATAATAGAAAGTTTTTATTGTTCCATCAGATTGTACTTCATCTTTAGTAGTAACTTGATTCTGTAAGTTTTTAATTCCTTGATATACAGCAGCTTGTGAATTACCAGGGGTCTGTAAAAAGAACTCTCCCTCTTCAGCTCTAATATCTTCAGCTGTACCAATACCTTCTCCTGTAAGAACCTTTATTGCAGCTGTATCAAATCCACTTTCTACAAGTAAATTCTTAAAGAAGCTAATAATCTTTTGCCACCAAGTTTCTGCTTTAGCCATAAGCTCAGGCTTCTCAACAACACCTTCAGCTTTACCTATTACTACCTCAGCTAATACTTTAGCAATAGCTTCTTTCTTTAACTTTCTGATGTTAGGTTTACCATCAGCAGTTTGATAATTTGGATCAGAGCTATATTGATCTATTACTTGTTGTAACATTCTATAGCTACCAATCTCTTTTAATAATTGATTAAACAATGCAGGATCTTTTTGTTCTAAGATCTCTACAGCAAAGTGCATAGCTTCCTCAGGAAGGGCAATGTCATCTTTACCTTCTACAACTTGTAATAGCTTTTGCATTATCAACGCAGCACCATTAGCATCTTGTCTCACACCATCTACAACAATCTTATCTACAGTCTGCATGTCTACTCCTATTCTATTTAAGAAGTCTTTAATGACTACTAATGTTTTAGGAGAAGCTTTAGAGCTTTCTAATTGTCCTTTCTTAGAGAACAATACTTGCTGTGGGTTTAGTTTATTAAATTCTTTTTCAGCAATAGGGTGAACATCAATAGTTACCTTTGAATTCATTCCTGATGATGTGGTCTTAAGCTTTACTATATTTCCACCATACTTCTTATTGATGCTATCAATAAGGTTTCTTTGCTTTTGATTTTGTGCTGTACCAGAAGAAGAGAATAAATAGGTAGCGTCATCACCATCCCCATACTTTCTAAATAGCTTAGAGCTAGTGACTTCCTTCCAAGCATCGTTGTAGATGGTTGTAAGTCTATCAGCTAATGCAGGATAGTTCTTTCTGTATTGATTCTCTATGTATCTTACTTTACAAATCATGCTTTATTGTTTTGTTCCACAAGGGGTAGGGTTATCAGATCCTTCTGTATCATCTGTATTAACATCTTCAAATTCTATATCTATTACACTAGGAATGCCACCTAATTTATCCAATGCTGCAATTGTAGCTCTTGTTTCAATATCAACTTTATCATCTGTTAATAAGTCTTTACCATTCTTCCAATAGACATCTATGTCATTGTTCTCAACATGATTTTTTTCATGTAACACTAGAAAGTTAGTAATCTTATCAACACTGTTTAATATAGTCTTAAGAACATCAATTGTATATCCTTTATCAGCTAACTTATTTAAAACCTTAGCTTTTTGTTCAGATGTAGGTCCACCTTCTTTACCTTCAAAGTAGTTAAAGAATTCATCCACACTTTTAGGAGGATTAATTGTAATAGTACCAAGTTTACTTGCCTGTGCAAATCTCTTAGTGCCATCAGCATTCTTTAGTTTCTCATCTGTCACGTAGTCTGGAATTTGAATGTATGGTTCTGTTGATTGCGAAGATACAAAATTTTGTTCACCTAATTCATTAAAATATATACGAATTTCATCGTCAGAAATCTCATTCTCAATCTTCTCTGTGCCATTATTTAATACAGACTTTCTGCTATCAGTATAGTATTCAGATACTAATCTACCATCTCCACGTAAGTTAATAAGTTTATAAACATGTTTATTAATTACCTCACCTTTGTAGGTTGTAGTTTGATATGTTACAGGAGTACCATCATCATAGTATACCTTCTTATAACCATATACATTCTTTAATGACATATCTCCTTGGTTCTTTCTCTCTACATAGCTGTAGTTTGTAATAGATAATCCTGTCTTCATATCTACTCTTTCACCACCTTTTATTTGTACCACTCTAGGTACTAACAAGTAGTCATTGCTAAGATAGAAACTATCATACTCTTCACTTAACGCTAATATTCTTCTGTCTGTAGAAAGACCAAACTTATCAATGTTAGGGAAATAATCAGAGGATTGATATTGATAAATGTCACCAATAATATCACCAAAGTCATTTACCTGTACATCTACTGGAGCTTCATCAGCTAACCAAAACTTAGGTTCAAACTTTTTAAATACCTTATTGTCTTTCCAGTTGTTTCTTTGGAAACCTCCATCTGCAAAAGCATCTAATGATTCATCATACATCAAAGGTGCCATGATAGGAGCAACGTATTTACTAGAATCCTCAATAGGAATAATGCTAGCAATACTTACACCATTCTCATATGTACCTTGTAAGAGAGCCATCTTAACTAAGTCTTTATATAAAGCATTAGTACTAGGAGTATCTCTTAATTGTCTCATATATCCTATGTATAAGTTCTTATCATATGCACTTCCTTTAATATTCACAGTTAACTTAACACTCATTACACCATCTGGTCTTGGAGAACTAATCACCTTAAAATCATTCAAGATAGGATTAGAACTTATCTTCTTAGCTTCTTCTAATTGAGCAGATACAGAGGTCTTTGGATTTACAAATAATTTATTTATCTCTGAGTTAAATCCTGTCTTTGTTTGTATAATATAATCTAAGAAGCTGGCTTTCAACTTGTTAGCTATTCTTTCAAAGTCATCTGCACCAACATATTTATTTCTAGCATATGGTTTTAATAATGGGTCAATTACATTAATTCTAAATTGATCTTGCTCAAGCTTTAATATTACTCCCATTCCTTCCATAGATAAGTCAAGATAATGTCTTTGCTTAGCAATAAATATCTTAGGATTCTCAGGATCTAATAGTTCAGCAATGCCACTAAATGGACTTCTTGCTATGGTTATATCAGTTCTAACCTGCTTCTTAAACAAGGTATCACCACTTCTATATCTAGTGGTATCATAGTTAATAGCCTGTGTAAGGTCAAAGTTATATTCAGCTAACTTAGCATATTTCAAGAACTCATTAAGAATTGCATGTTGTTCAGCATTTCTTTCAATGCCTAATTCGTTACCTGCATAGTAATCAGCAATGTTTGCCTCTAAGTTACTTATATCTATTCTTGCTGTCTCAATAGCCTTATTTGTTGTAACAAAGTTACTTTTAATACTATCAATATCAAATTTACTAAATAGACCCTTTTTATTTTGGCTATCAAGTTGTTTTAAGTATTCTCTAATAATAGGCTGGCTCATAAAAATACCAGTGTATTCACCTGCACCTATTCTCTCTAAGAACATAAAAGTACCTACAGATAAGTCACTAGTAACAAGTTCAACAATATATGGTTTATTAGCTACGTCCACAAATGATGTACCATATCCAGATAGTCTAGATGATATGTATTGTTTTTTACCATCAGCTGTCTTAGTTCCTGATAATGAAGCATATTCTTTATCACCAATCTTCACTTTGTTATGAGGCAAGATAATACTACCATCTCCAATAAATTTTCTATCTTGCTGTGGTAACATGAAGAATCTTTCTGGGTTCAAATATATCTGACCCTTTTGGAATAGAGAGTGACTTGTAATATTTGTAGCAGCAATACCTATCCATCTTTTAGCTGTTACAAAGTAGTGTCTTAACTTAGTCATAAAGTTTCTGTTAAGAATCTTGTTCTTAACTTGATCACCTTTAGGATTAACTAGTTTGCCTATTCTAACAGAAAGCTTTTCTAATCCAGCATCATTTACAGGAGAAATAAGTCTTTCAAAGTTCTCAGGTAGAGTTAATAACTCTTCCATGCTATCATAGTACTCATTCTCAAGAGAACGCTTATACATATCTTTTACATAATCTTCTCTAAGAGAATTACTAAGTATATCCTTTGTCAGCTTTTCTTTATTAATAGATAAGTCTTCAATTTGCTTATTCATGTAATCTACAGCTGTAATATCTTTTTGTGCAGCTTGATCAGTGATTGCTTTGAATATAGATAAACGATCGTAGAAGAAGTCAAGCTCAGAAGGAGTAAGTGCACTCTCCAAAGATTCTGGACTGGCAGCACCTTCTATTCTTTCTAGCTTTGATAATACATCTACTAATTTACTTCTGAATTCTTCAAACTCTTCAATTTTATCTATGTCTCTTTGGATGGTATCTTTATATACACCTCTGAAGAAGTCTTTTGTAGCTTCCTCAGAACCTAACCACTTTACTAAACGTATGTTACCATTCACATCTATGTATATAGATTTCAAATATGTATTTAACTTATCTATATCAAAGTCAGATCCAGCAAGAGTAGTGATTTCAGAAGGTACAACAACAGATTCTCCCATGAATTGAGGTAAGAACTTTTTCACTCTGAATGTTACCAGAGAGCTTAATTCTTGTGCAGGAACACGAAATCCTATACCTCTTAAGATAGATTTACCTTCCTCTGTAATATTTAAGTAGTTAATGATTTCTTCATCAGTCGTATACTTAGTAGTCTTTCTAAGCGTATCACCAAACCAATGAGGTAACATGATTTCCATGTATGGATCATCTTTGGTATAAAACTTAAGTGTATCATCTGTTAATACTACCTTCTTCTTCTCCTCATCAGATAGTTTGTCATAGTCTTCTCTAGATATTTCTTTATATCCATCCTCAGTTTTGATAGCTAATCTTCTTCCTTTCTCTAAGTTTTCCCATCCTGTAACACTCACCTGTACCTTAGGACCACCATTCACTTTAGGAGAAACCATAGTCTTTTGTACAACAGAGTATAGGATATCTTTAATTTGCTTGTAAGAAGGAGACGCTTCAAAAGGAATAGGGAACTCACCTTTACTATCTAATTGAACTGTATCCTTAGCATTCTCATCTAACTCTCTTCTAAGCATCTCATATACTAATGTATTAGATACAGCTTGTTTGTTTGCTAATATAAACTCAGTGCCTAAATCCTCAATACCTAATCTTTCTAACAAAACATTATATGCATTCTCATGCATTAAGTCCAATATATTATTGTTTCTATCTGTTGCTTCTTTAGCTCTTTGACTAACAGGTACACCATTATCAAACAAGTCTACAGTAACTAACTTAGTAGGTTGACTACCACGTGTTTGTGCTTTGACAACATCATAGTTAGTTTCTACTTGGATGCCATAAGCTTTCCAAGGAACTTGAACTAAGTTGTTAAATGGTTCTGGGTTTAACTTACCATCTTTGTATAAGTCAAATGCTTCTGTTGTACCCATCTTTCTACCACTCTCTAAAATAGCATAACCAATCTTCTCTTCCCACATCTTTATATAAAGTCCTTCTAATGTAGTTCCTTCAATAGCTTGATAATACAAAGGCAGTTGTGAGAACTTATCTAGTACTAATTCAAAGTATGTCTTACCTAACTTGTTACCAGTTACAATAGGCTTCAATACTTCTACACCATATTTAGGTACAGGAGTTTCAATTAATGCTGCGTCTTGTTTTTTAAGTGTATCATTGGTATATGTATATTTACCTTTGGCAGCCATTCTGTTTCTAGTGTAAGCCATTTGCCATTGGTGGAATATTTCTGCTTCATCTGTCCACTGAGCGTTCTTTAACTTCACCTCTCTGTTTGTAGTATCCATGATCCAAGACTGAGCATCTGCTTCTTTTGTTCTGCCCATTAACCCACCTTCCACATATATCTCTTTGATAGTCACTGTGTTAGTATGAGATTTATGTTTATGATAACCAAGATCATCAGGTGTTAATTCAATCTCACCAGCTTTATTGAATTCATTATTAAGAAACTCATTGTATTCTGGCATATCAAATGTTGTTCTTCTTGGAGATAAGAAAGACTTAATACGTTTAGTTTCTTCTGACTCACCTTCTTTTAAAGCAAACTGATATGGATCACCAAATAAGATCTTATGGAATTCAATGTTGCTTATGACATAGTTGATATTTACATACTCAATAAGGTTTCTTAACTTTTCGTCTGTAAGATTATATCTATTGATTCCAGATATCTTAGCAAATACACTATTAAGCATTGGGTATGCTAAAGCTTTACCATTTGCACTAGGAACTACTTGTCCATATTCTTTAAGCGTAGCAATTGTATCGTTTATATATTCGTCAAAATATGACTTTATAGAACCATTAATCTCCTCTTCATTCTCAGCTATAAAGGCAATCACTTCCTCATCAGAAGCAGACTTCATTACTAATTCAGTATTGATCTTAGCTAACATATCTTCAGATAGAATGTCTTTGAAGAAACGCAAGTCATAAGCTCTATTGCCTATATTCTTAAGTTTCTTTCTTACATCAGCATCTTTAGCTAAAGCAATATCATCTTTTAAGTATCCTTGGAATATCTTATATGTAGTATCCCATCCTATTTTAGTACCAAATTGTTTAAATGGAACATTTATACCAAGGTCCATTTGCCATTCTGTACTACTTTCAGCAGGAAGTAATATATAGAATCTACCATTAACATTTTCATTAATCTCTTGTGTATATCTATTACCAAGTGTTAGTTTACTTGTAGAAGTACCATCATCTGTATCAACATCTTTAGTACCTTGAATATATCCTACTTTAAGATCTCGTTTAATATTACCATCTTCATCAATATATAATCCATCTTTCTTTAAGATGAGACTGTTTGTAGAGAATGGATCATTTAATTCTGGTCTAGCTTGCTTAAGGTTTTCTAATGTACCAGCTTCTCTCCATTCATTCTCAAATACAGAAGAATTATTATTTTCTGCATAGCCATTAGTTCTTTCTCCTTCCACATTAATATGCGTAGGATCAAAGTTAGGATTAGTAACTCTAACTAACATTTCACCCATAGCATTTAATGGTCCCTTGATATCTAATAACTTACTGGTAACACTACTTAGTATATCACTCTTACTACGAAGAGATGTTAAAAGACCTCCTATTGCTCTACCAAATACATTCTTTTCTCTAGTGGTAAGTTTATTGTATACATCAATTGGAAAGATTACACCTATCTTACTTAAGAAGTCTACCATTTGCTCAGGGTTCTTAATCTCTATATTAGATAGGTCACCCACCTTGTAAACCTTATTTGGTTTATCAAGAACAATAAGAGACTTACTATCTTTAGATAAAGCTTTGATACCTTCAATCCAACCCTCTACTACATCATCTATAGCATCAGATAATTCTGCAGATCCTGTATACACCTCATCATCAGAAACATATTGTATACGTGCATTAGGATGTTGCTTAGTAAATGTTTGGTAGAAGTTAATAAATAATCTCCAGTCATGAGCTTGGAACTTAGAATAGTCTATAGCTGTTTCCTTATTTTCAGAACCTAATTTATCTATAGTTCCACCAAGTTTAGACCATAATCTTACATAGTTACTATCTTGCTTAGCTAGAGTAAGTAGTTTATCTACCACCTTACCTATAGAAGATGTATTAGAAATCTTATTCAATATAGTGGCAAACGCTCTACTAAAGTTCAATAACATGAAGCCTTTTGCACTACCTGAAATTACTTCATCAGGCATTTGTAAACGTAATGCATTCTCTTGATTAGTAGGTACAGTTAAAACTAATGACCCTACAGTAATCTTGATTGGGAAACTAGATTGTTTCTTCCAGTCTACAGAGAATGGTTCTGGTGCATAGTCACGATTAGTATTATCATCATTATTAAAAACAATAACATTATTCTCATCAAATTGAATCTTGAATGTGCGTAAGAACTCTCTTGATTTCTTAACCAGCTGACTCCAACCTTCTTCACCTAACACATCTAGCTTTCCTTCCTCAGCAAATTCTTCTTTGATTGTATCAAATATCTCAGGAGAAGTTAATAACTTAGGATTATATAAGTCCATGTTTTTGCTAAACACTTCAAAGAAGAATCTAGCAGCCACGTCCTGAACTGACTCGTGTGTAGTGGGTTCATCAAGACCAGGGATAACGCTCCACTGTGTAAGTTGATTATATACAGCAGGATTTAACTTAGTATCTTTAAATCTACCAGCCTCAATAGTTTTGAATAACTCATCTTTCTTAGATGGTTTATTTACAAACTCTCTAACAAATTGTATGATACTTCTGAAGAATTTTAATATTCTTTCACCAATACTTTTAGCAGGTAACTTACCTAATCTAAAGTCAGCAAAGTCATCAGCTATTCTTTCCTCAGCTTGTTGATCTGTAGCTTCCTCATAATAGATCATACTACCTGTAGCTCTATCTTTGAACTTACCAGATTTAGATTTAAACTCATCAAAAATAAGTTGTCTTTCTTCTGCACTTAAGAAGCCACCAAAGATGCCATGGAATATCTCATGATACTCTGTACCTCTAGCTGCAGACTTATAAAACTTAGCTACACCATTCTCAAATGCTCCCCATGCTTGTCTACCATCATTAGTAGTCATCACACGTTGTAACACTTCAAATGGAATACCAGCAGCGTTCTTAGCATGCCACTCTTTAAATAACTGAAGCTCAGCGTCAGTCATTCTAGGAACATCTAATCCTGCAATCTCTCTATAACGTTTCTTTGGTGCTTTTGTTTTCCCAAGAGCATTAACCTTCTCAGCTATTTGTTTATTGATTTCATCCTCAAGAGCTTTCTCTTCAGCATCATCAACAGTATCTTCTAATTGTTCTAACTTCTCAACGTTCTCTTGAACAGTTGGAGCAGGAGCTATATCATCTACTAAGCCAACTATTGTTGTTCTAGATGTAGCACCTGTATGATATATAGTAAATTTAGCACCTATCTCTTGTAAGTAATCTATAAACTGAATATCTACTCCTGGCATATCTCCTACAACAAATTCTGCACCATTATTTTTAGCTTTTAATATTGCATCCTTTGTAGATTTTTGTAAACCTTTTCCACTAAACTTTGAATTTCTAGCTAACATAATTATACCATCATCATTTCCTGATTGAAGAGAAGGATTATTATCTAATCCTTCATAATTAGTACCAGTTTTATCAGCTATTTCTTTATAACTTGTATCTGTTGAAGATAAAGGTTTTAAGTTTTCTATTCTTTGAGTAGAAGTTACAAATGATTTATTATTAGTTGATACAGATTCTCCAATAAATCCATCAGCAACTTTCCTCATTGCCTTATCTTTACCATCACCTTGAACAGTACCTTTACCTGTATTTTCAAAACCTCCTTTATATCCTTGGAAACCTTTCTCATTAGAAACTACAGGAGCTGGTTGAGCTGCAGGAGCTGTCTCAGCATTCTTCATCTTATTCAATTGATTAGCAATTGCTATAGATGCAAAATCATACATTAGCTCTTGCTCACTTCTTGTAGCATCAAATAAAGATTTACCACTAGCATCCTTATTGTTTTTTAAGAAGTCAAAATAAGGAGCTGTCTTAGCTGGGTCTGCTACAATAGATTCTAAGTTTTCTATTGTATCAACTGTAACTGCTGGAACACCATTAGAGTTTAATCTAGCTGTGAACGTTACATTACCAAGAGCTTTAAGTTCTCTTGTATGTGTTGTTGTACCATCCATCTTATATCCACCAATCTCTGTGGCACCACCTTTAGCTACAGGAGCTACAGGTTTAGTAATCTTCTGTACAGCAAGTTCTAATCCACCTAACGTTACATACTTCTGTCTGTAGTTATATGGAACTCGATCAGATGGTTTTGTTACAGATGTAGATAGTGGTGTATCTTTAATTGATCTTCCTTTACCATTAGGAAGTTTACTAGATAACAAATAGCTTTGATAATTAGGCCATTGTCTATCTTTTAAATATTTATCCTCAAAGTAAAGTTCTGTAAATTCTTCATCATTCTTTTTAACAGAGTCATTGTTAACTGTGTTAAATGTATTCTGAAGCTGACTAACTATTTCTTTCTCAGAGATAGCTAAGTTAGCAAAGTTATATTTCTTACCACCAAGATATAGATCCATTGTTCTATCATCTATATACATTTGGTTGTTCTTAGTATCAGCCCCCTTCTTCCAGAACAATACATTCTGTAAGAAGTTAGCATACAATGGATTAAACTCAACATCCTTACCATCTTTAGCTTTCTTTTGAACATCTTCTGACATCAATCTTAATGCTTCAAAGATACTCTTAGCTTCATCTGGTGTAAACTTTCTATTGTTTAACCACTGCAATGTGTCACCATATTGCAACATTGGTCTTCCTTTAGGGATATTATAGTTTTCTCCATTGTGAGAAATGATTCCTGTTGTAGAAACTACAATTACATTAGCTTGATTCTTAATCTTCTTTTCAGGGATTAAGTTATCACCAACATGATTAGTTTCAGGCTTACCATCTACAGGAGTTTCAACAGCCATACCTCTAGAGATAGAGAAGCTGTATAACTGTGGATTGTTAGGATCTGAAGCAAACACATCTGCCCTTGCTTTCTTCCAAGCCTCCATATATGCTTCTGCTTCTGCCTCCTCACCTTTTTTAAATCTAGGCACAGGATTGCCTTGAGCATCTTTGTAATTATAATACAATGATGCTGTAGGCATATTAGCAAATACTAAACTATTAACATCTGCTTGTGTACCATCTACTTTAGATAAACGCTTACCATCTTTATCAACATAATAAAGAGTGCTACCCTCTTGTTCCACATAAACAGCAGTTACCAATCCATTATCTACATCAATAAGCTTTGCTTGCTCCTCAGGTGTAAACGTTTCTTGGCCATAAGCTACATTATCAAGAGTGGTTAATCCTAATCCTTTATATTGTTTAGGAGTGACAAGCATCACTTTGATGTTGTCTCTATTAGAGAAGTTCTTAATATTATTTAAGAACTGTCTTGTACGTATTTGATATGTCTTAGAAGGAGCAACACCATCATCCATTGAGTCTACAGTGGAGATAAAGAATATATCAACTCTCTTCTTCTTAGGTTCTTTTACTTGCTGCTCTTTGCTTGGGTCATCAGTAGATACTGCTCCAGACTTTATTTCTATTCTAGTTTGAGCAGCTCCTAACTGATTAGCTATCTTCTGTAGTTTCTCTTGATCTGTTTGAACTCTACTGAAACCAGATAACTTTCTAGGATTAATATCATAGATGTCACCATTAACATCTTCTATCTTAATTGAACCATCTGGATTAAGAGCCAAAACCTTAATCTTCTGTAAGTTATTAAACTCATCAGTTAGTTCATCAGATCTTTCTTGTGCTTTTTCTTTGCTAGGAAGTATCTCATATGTTCCATCAGGAGATACAACTTGCCATCTATCATCATCAAGTTTATTAATCTTTGTCTTATACACCTTACCCATCTCATACTCTCTATCCACCTCAAGATTCTCAGCTTGTTTATTAGCATTGTTGAATCTAAACTTTACAGGTTCTTTAGGTGTCTCTGGTGTAGGAGCAGTTTCTTCTTTCTTCTCTTCCTCATTTACAACAGCATCTTTATCAGAAGCCATTTCTTCTGCCTCTTTGAAGTATTTCTCAAAGCCTTCTTTAGTAGACATCTCATCATAAGCCTTAGATGCATCCTTCTTTCTTTTTTCTAAAGCGTTGATATCTACACTATAATCCATTAATTCTTGAGCATGTAAAGAAGCTACAGATTTACCTAATGTAGCATCTTGACCATTCAACTCAAAGTTTAATAAGCTATCAAATGTTTTATCATCTACCTTACCAGTATTAAGTGCTTGGGCAATTAGTTCAGATCTTGTACGTAATGCTTTGATCTGATCATTTATTTTCTTCTTATCTACAGGTGTAGTGTAATCTGTAATAGTCTTCTTTAAAGATGTAGCTTTCTCTTCATAGAACTTAGCTAATTCTGCAAGACCTTGATTATTAGTAAGTTGTGATAATACGTCTGTAGTGATATTAGGATTAATCTTATTAACAGACTCTTGAATAGATTGAATTCTACTATCTGCAAGCGTTGGCATTGCAGCAAAATAGGTTAAGTCTTTCTTATACTTTTCAAATGTAATATAGTTGTTAGCCTCAACAATACTATCTATATTATCAGCATTATAGTTTATCTTAAATGGATTCTTAAATGTAGTATTAACAGTTTCATATGTATCTTTAATATCATTTGATTTGGCAATCATACCATCTACATATTCACTTACAGTGGCTCTGTTTGTAGAATTGAAATCCAATTGGAACATACTTTCAAACTGTTCTTTGGATAGGTTTTTCAACATATTCAATTGCTCAACTGTTACATCATGCATTCCTGATGGAAGACGAGATGTTACAAAGTTGAAGAACTCATCAGCCTGTAAGTTTTTATATTTAAACACATCACCTGAAGCAGCAGCTTCTTCCATATCTTTTGCAATACCTGCAGAAGTTACAGTGTTATCATAGTTATTCTGTAATGTACTAGTAATACCCACTTGATTAAGTACATTAGTTGCTGTAGCTAATCTAGCATCTTTACTTAATCCTCTCTTAGCATCAATACCACTTTGTACACCACCAACAACAAGACCTGTTAATCCACCAATCAACATGTTCTCAAGACCTTCTGTACTAGTAAATTGTTCATTCAATCCATAGACAGTGGAATTGATTAATTCATTAACACCATTCCATTGTTCCTTATACTTATCACTCTTGTACTTTCTTGTGTAATAATCATATGTTCCTCTCTCAGCTGCAAACTGTCCACCTTCTTCAAACACACCCTCTCTAAATACATTAGCACCTGTTGGTCTAACACTTTCCCATACCTTTCCTAAAACAGATGTAGCTGCCTTTTTTTCAAACACATCTAAGCTACCTTCTTTTAATCCTACTTTACCAAGTCCTTCTAACTCTTGTGTAAGTGATCCAGATATAGCTCTGCTGCCTGGAACACCAACCATTGTTTTAAATAAGTTATTGAACTGTAATGAGTTGGATACAGTGAGTAATGCCATGTTAATACCAAACCTGGTATTCATAGCATTTGTAGAAAGGTTTTCTATTTGTTGTAAATCATCTCCTGTAGGCTCTTCTCCTGCATGAGTGAGTTTGTATTGGTTAGTTAATTCATCCTTAACCATACTATATCCATTCCTAGACTCAACACCAGCTTCTGTCATAGCAGAACCTAATATAGCTGTGGTAGTTCTAAATCCTTTTCCTAATTTTGCAGCTGCTGCCAATTGAGCAAGTTCAGTTACTTTGAACATCTGAGCTTCTGTCTTACCAAGTCTTTCACCTAATTGTTCAAGTCTTCCTAATTGAGAAATTTGCGTTGCCCCTAATCCTCTACCTATAGCAGTCTCAGCACTAAATAATTTATTTAGATATAATGAAGCCTTACCAATTTGGTTAGCTAATAGTGGAATCTCACCTATACCTTCTGTTACAGCACCTATTGCAATATCTTGTACAACAGCACCACCAACAGCTCCTAACATAAATCCTAGGTTGGGAATAAACTTCTCACCCCACCAATATGCATTTCCTTTCATAAAGGGAATAGCAGATAAGAAAGGATTCTCTCTAACATACTTACTAGCATAGTTAGGAAGATCCTCATTTATATTTTTTACCCAGTTATCAATAGACCCTTCATATCCATCTGGATCTCCTGATAACTCAGATAGATCTTTTGATCTTGCAGCATCTAATACATTAGGAAAGTTTGTTAAAGATTGAGCAAATGTTCCAGCTCCTATCAATCCCATCTTAGCAATACCATTACCTAATATCTTATACCAAGGTTGGCTCTCTGCATATACATCTTCTAAATCAGGCATGTTCCTATCATAGATAGGATAGCGTCTATTTGCATATATTTCAGCAGCAGAAATAGAACCAAAAGATTTACCAAATCCTTTTGGAGCCACATCTGGTAAGTTTATTATTTCATCAATACTTAATCCACGTTGTTTTTCAGGGCCATATAAAGCTCCTCCAATAGATAAATCTACTGGTTTTGCAGAACCTAAAACAGATTTAGGTGCACCTAATTCACTTAAGTAATCAGTATCTTGTATAGGTTCTTGCTCAGACATTGCCATATTATTTCCAAGTTTTTTGTGCTTCTGTTATATTATCCTTATTCCAAAGACTCATTATTTGTAACATCTTTCCTTCTCCCTGATATCCATCACTTAATTCTTTTCTTTTCCAACCATCTGTTTTAGGATCTTTTACATATCCAACAAATAAAAATTGATCTGTCTCTGATCTTCCTGTATTGTTTGGACTTCCAATAATATCATATCTAAATAAAGGAGCATCTTTAGCTTTTTCTAATTGAGGAAGATCATATCCTGAATATCTAGCATTCACTGCATTAGTAGGATTGTCATCTGTTGCACCTGCTAAGTTTGTTGTCTTAGTAGGAGATGTATATATTAAATCTCTTATTTGATTAAATGGACTCACTTGTGTTGCTTGTGGAAAGTAGTTACGTAAATCTTCAGGAAGTACAGGAATTATTTCTACAGTAGTTCCTTGTGATACTATTATTTGTGCAGTGCCATCTCTAAACTTTTCAAGTTCCCAACCAACTTTTGCACCTCCTTCAGCACCACTTTTACGAGTGTTCCATAGCTTAGCTATATTATCAGCATTCCAATTTGGTTTTTGTTCAAGAGCATTATATCTACCTACAGCTTTGGTCAAGAATTTATCAATGGCTAATTCATCACCTTTTACAAGGTCAGGAGTTAAAGTTGCCTTTTGTGAAACAGTACTTGGACTTATACCTACCAAAGCTTCAGATTCATACTTAGGTATATTTCCTGTTTCACGTTTAACTATATCTGATGCTGTATTAAATTTATTTAAAGCATCTGTTTCACTAGCAGTTAAAGCTTTTCCTGTTTGTCTTTTTAAAAGAGGAGCTATTATTGAATAGTATTTACCACCTTGATAATTTGAAAAGAAATCATTTGCTCCTTTCACATCAAAAGTAGCAGGAATGCCAGGACGACCTGGTACACCATACTCTGATGTAGCAGCTGATGTATAACTTGGAACACCTTCTCTTTTATATTCAGCCATTCTAACAGCAACATCTGCTAGTTCTTTTGATGTAAACGTTTTTCCATTAATTACAACATCATTAGTACCAAGAGCATTTGCTGTTTTATCAATAGCTTTATCTAATCCTTTCTTCTCTGCATAGCTTATTGCATTTATTTTTGACTGAGCTGCATTATCTAATGCTTCAGCTTCTCTTATATATGCTTTTTGATTAGCAGTAAGATTCATTTGAGGATTCTTCTTATAGTTATTTAATAATCCCCCAAGAGCAGTTGTATATTGATTAGCCTGTTTTAAATCAGGAAATATATATTTAGCCCATTTGCTATCTAATGTAGCCTTCTGTGATAATATATCTACTAAATCTTTTCTTTCGCTTCCCACTGTAGGGATGGCTTTACCTGTACCAATTGTTCCCTCAGTTACATCTAGTAAATTAGTAGGTGCAAGCTCTTGTGCTTTTACTAATTTTTCCCATGCAAGTCTATTTTGAGCATTTGTAATACTAGCCCATCCTCTTCTACTTTCATCTTGAAACTGAAGTTGATCTAATTGAAACTTTTGTTTAGCTAACAGTGCTTGAGATGCAGGGTTAGCTACCCTTTCTTCTTCATATGTTTTGAAAGATAACTCTTTAGCAAGACGACTGAAATGGTTATCTACATAAACATCATATTTAACTGTATCTAATCCTTGCTCATTAATCTTTTTATCAAGAGTAGAAAGTTCTTCATTCATTTTTTTATCAAGAACTCCACCATCATACATGTCTGTCAAGTTCTTAAGAATTGCATTTCCTTGAGACTTTTGTGCACTTGTTAATTTAGGATTTTGTAACTCAACAGCTAAATTAGTAATCTGTTCATTTAGCATATCCTTTTTTAACTTATATGTATCTAGTATAGAATCTTGAAAAGTTTTAGTGTTTGCTCCTTTAAACTTAGCCCAACTAGTAATCTTTAACTGTTCTACATCATCACTAGTTAAGTTATCAGTAAAGGTATCATATATCTGTTGAGCAGGTGTTCCTTTTACTTTGATCTTAAGCATATCAAGATCAAGTTGTTTCTCTCCTCCTTGTGAAGGATCTATAGAACTTATTGTAACTTTCTTCTTTGTTGTAGGATCTATAACAGTTTTAAAGTAAAGTGTTTCTCCTTTATCATTTCTTACAAAAGGATTATCAACACTTGTTGATGAAGGGTTCTTCTTAAGTTCTTCTGCTAATCCTCTAAGCTTCTTATCTACATCTGTATAGGGTGTATATCTTCCTTGGAAGGGAGTTTTTAAATCTGGATTAGTCATCCAGTTATTTACATTAGATTCATAAAAATCTTCATTGTCTTTACCTGACTTACCTGCCTTTCTAGCAGCTTCTATTTCTGAATACCCTTTCTTAATAACACTTGTGGAATATACAGCATTTTGAACTATAGGATCTTTAGCCACCTGACCTGTCATACCAGCAACAGAATTAACTAATTGTTGATTAGAGAAATCACCAGCAGCTACAGTCTTTAATCTGTTACCAAGCTCATTCATCTTTGATTCAAGATACTGCTTATGTTGAGGCTTAGCTATTTCTAGACCAGATACTCTATCAATATAGCTCTGAACTTTTCGTACACCTTGGTCATATTGGGCCTGTTTGGCCATACCAACCTGGGCCATGGCCTCAACTGGGAGTTCCTGGATGTAGGGGTTAAACTGTGATATTTGATCTGTAAACGATGCCATAATAATAATGTTAGCAAATGTAATTTAAAAATTTGGATCTACCAAGAGCGATAATGATTTTTGTTAAATTGCTCTAACTGAAATAGTTAGAGACTCTTTAATGCTTTTACGATAGAGCTATTCCTAGCTTTTGTCTTTGGTGTCTTCCCACCCTTCTTTTGATTATCAAAAGCACCATCTAATTCTGACATAGAAGGACCACCAGCTGCCATCTCGTCCTTAGTTAATGTTCTAATTCCAACAGGTTCTCCTGTTACAGAGTCTATTGTAAATCTTTTGTTAGCTGGTAAACCTGCAGCTGAAAGACCACCCCTTCTTGAACCAGCACCTGATAGATCAAATTGAGCAGGAGCATTCATATTAATAGCTCTGCCACTTGGGGAGAATCTGAATCCATACATGTTCTCCATAATAGCTAGCTTTCTATTAGAAGCTCTTTGTTTTGTAACCTTATCACCTATAGATTTAAGAGCTTCAATAGTTTGAGCTTTGGTATTAGACTTAGCTTGAGACTGTCTAACGTATTGTTGATCATTGATTGCCAAGTTTTTAAGCTTAGCATCATTTATAATAGCTCTGTTCTTATCATATACTCCCATTTTATTTGCCTGATTAACTCTATTTGATTCTCCAAATAACTTGTTCTTAGCTTCTATTGTTTGAGCCATAACTGCTGCTTGGGCAGCAGGATTATTACCAGCAGCTCTAAGAAAAGCTCTAGATTGAGAATCAATAGCATTAATTTGGTCATTGAAAGAAATGTCATATGGAGTATCCAACATTGGTTGAAACTGTTGAGCTTGTACAGGTTCTAACTGATTGTTAGCCAACGCATAGTACTCACCCATCAATTGATCAGGGTTTAAGTCTTCATTAGCATTAGAAGGTCTTAACCAAGGTTCTGCATAAGACAAAGCTACTTTACCTATATCCCCTAGTTTTTTCCAATCAATTGGTTTACGTGGACCTTTACCTTGAGGTTCAACTTGAGGTTCAGCCTGAGCTTGAGCTTGTTGAAATGCCATTTCTACATTAGGCATTTCTCCAGTAAATAATTGTGGAGCTAAAGGTTCATATAATGGAAGTCCTGTTCTTTCAAGTGGTATAATTTCTTCAGGTAAACGTTTTGATTTAGTACGATTACCTGTAACTACAGCTTCTGGTAAATCTGTTGCACCAAGTCCCATGAATCCTGGTTTACTCATTCCTCTTTTCATCATCTCACGATCTGCATTATTTAATGAATAGTAATTTTTAAGAATCTCCATACGTTCAGGATAGTTAGGATCAAGCAATGCTTCATCATCAAGACCTTTAAGAGTTTCAATTCCTTCTTGAGCTTTCTTCATTTTCTTACCATTCTTTCCCATCATGCTTATATCTGTTTCTTTCTCTAACTTACCTTCAGCTAGCTTGTCACTTTTAACACCTAACTCATTAGCTGTTTTGTGAATAGAGTCTTGTACTAACCCTGCTTCTTTAATTTTGTCAGCATTAATCTTTTGTTGTGCTTTTGCACCCATAAGATTAGCCATACCAGAATTCATACCTAATTTATCATATGAACTATTTCCATCATACTCTTCAATTAAGTCAAGTCCTTTTTGAATAGTCTTTAATTGCTTTGCATCATTCTTAGCTACGTCAGCTATGTATGTTTTAAACTTCTTACCCTTTGCTTTTGGATCTCCCATAAGGTCTGCTATTTCTTTATTAATTTTAATGTTACCAAACACAACAAGGTTCTCTTTAGATCCACCACCTTCTAGGTTATTGCCATCTTCTGAGCCATTGTCTTCTAGAACAGTAAATGGTTCACCACCTTCTACCTCTACACCATTCTCACCATACTGAGTTTGTATGCCACCATTGTCATGAGATGCTCCTCTGAACATTCCTATCTCACCACTAGGTAAGTTAGGATTGTATGATAAGGTCTCAGCATATCCACCTTCTCCTATTTGTAACTCTCCACCTAGTGCCATCTTTGAACCATTTTGAGCTTGAGGCATATCTGGTCTACCAGTGTATAATGCTTCTGCACTAGGAGCTGTATACCCCACTTGTGCAATGTGTCCACCAGCTCTTAACATGTCTGCATCATGTGGAGGTTTCAAAAGATCTTTAGCACTATACTCACCAAACTTAGTGAATGTCTGTGGCTGCCAATCATGACTAATCCATCCACCATTCTTTACATTTGCATTAAGAGGACCTTGAGATCTGTTCTCCATGAACCCCATCATACTTGTACTCATTGCAGTCTTGTCTTTTTGTTTTTGTAATTCTCTAGCTTGTTTAGCACCACCTGCTAAATTACCAAAGAATGTACCAGCTAATCCACCAACTGCACCACCCAATGGTCCAAATAAAGCAGTACCAGCTGCTGTACCTACAGCACTACCAATTTGTGCTTGACCAGAATCTTGGAAGTATTCTCCAAACTCTGCTTTAGGTATATCACCACCACGTCTGTATTGTTTGTATGTTTCTTCTAATGGTTCAAATCCAAGATCATTGTACATATCACCAGGATTGTACATGTTCTGAATCTCTGTAGGATTGCCACCAATCATTGTACCATTCTGAGCTTGTAAATAGTTTGTTTTATTACCATAAGGATTACCTAATTGTCCTGGTTGCACTTTATCATCTTCTGGTCTTACATATTGATTCTTAGGTCTTTCATTAGTTTGTTGAGCTGTCAAAGCAAGTCCTGATAATTGAGTAGCTTGTTCTGCTTTCTTCTTAGCTTTCTTTTGTGCACCAATTGCTTCGATACCTCCTATTATTGCTGGCAATGCTCCTAGAGCTGCCATACCTGCACCAGCAGCATCAAACCCACCAGCTTTAGCACCTGAATTAATTGCATTCTTACCTAACAACTGATCAGCAGAAGGAGTGGCAAACTGAGCTGACATATCAGATCCCATCTGTTGTCCACTCATCTTAGCCATAGATGCATTATTAAAAGCATCTCCCACTTGCTTCATACTACCATCTGGATTCATCCCAGCTTGATTTGTTCCTTGAAGATAATTATTAAAGTTTTGTGGTTTCTTTTTCATTCCTATTCCATACTGAGCAATAGGAGGATTGCCAAAGTCAGTCAACTGATGTAATTGGTCATTAACCATTTTACTACCCATGGCAGCTTTCTTAAACTCTTTCTTGTGAGCTTTCATAAACGCTTCCTCTGATGGATATTTCTTATAGAACTCCTTCTCAGATTTAACTCCAGCAATCTTTAACATTTGGTCTTTCATATTATACTCTATTGTATGATTTATTTATATTTATTTAACCAGCCACCATTTTTCTTTTCTTCAAAATATCTAGGTTCCATTCCTTTAGGAATATCTCTTGAATAAAACTGATTACCTACAGGATTATTTAAATATGTTTGAGGATCAAAGTTTGGATTTTGTTTTTTATATTTAGGTTCATCCCACCAATTAATAGGACCTCTTGTAACACTTTGTGTACCAGTAGATTTATTTATAGTTCTAGGTCTTACGATATGATCATACCCACCTATATCATTTTTAACTCTACCAATTCTTCTAAGATCTAATCCTGTTCCAATAACTTCTCTTTCTGCATTAACCATATCAGTTGGGTTTACACCTATACTTGCAGCCCAATCTTTAGATTTACCTTTAAGTAAATCAAAAGTCTTATCTGAGGGTATTCCATATTCATTTGCTAAAAACTCATTACCCATTTGTTTAGCATATCTGTTTGGTATAACTAATCTATCTACAGCACCACTTTGATAAGATGGTAATCCCACACCAGCTGAAAATGAACTTGGACGATCTCCTAAATTCAATTTATTACCTACAAACTCTGCACCTAATGATTGGTTTTCAGGATTAAACCTTCTTGTAAGGATAGCATTATTATTAATAGTTAATTCATTATTATTGATAGCATTATTTAAAGCATCTTTTTTAGATTGATCAATTGTTCCCCATCTTCCTGTAAATGGTTTACTATCATATTGATATTCTAATAACAAAGCTCTATCAGCATCTGATAGTTTATTTGCGTTAGCTATTCCTTTAAACATAGAATCACTTGCTTCTTGACTAATTCCTTTAGCAGGACTTTTCCAAGCAATAGGTAAAGCAGACTCACCTGTAGCTACTGTATTATAAATTCTACCAGTTTGTTTAACAGCAGCTTTGGCACCTTTACCAACAAGCTTACCTGCTGCCAATCCACCTTCCATTATCATTGCTGCTTCTATAGCATCTTGCATATTCTCAGCTCCTTTGCTAGCAGCCATTCTATTTAATGGAGTATTGTCTTCAGCTATTCTTTGTAACTTCTGTTTATCAAACTTAGCTTGTTCTCCTGGTTTAGGAGTGTATTGAGAAATAGTAGACTTAGGTCTATTCATTCTACTTAATCTTTCTTCAGCTTCTTTCTTTAAAGAATTTGTGTTAGAAATATTATCATACTTACTTAACCAATCTCCATTCTGAGCCATAGGAAACTCTGTAACCTTCTCACCATCAAACTTATAATCTTGATCAGGATACATCATCTGTGTATCACCTGTATCAGATACACCAAGTACAGGATAGTCAACTCCCTGCATAGTGATGTTATTAGAACCTATCTCTGTTATTTCACCTGGGTAAGCCCATTGTCCTCTATCATCTTTAATCACAGAACCATTCTTACTTATAGTCTTAGGTTTGAAGTCTAGTCCATTCTGATAGAAACTCATTTCCTTGCCATTCTGAGCACTTGCTTTTGTCTTCTTAGTATACTTACCATTAGCAGGAGCTGAGCCAGCTGTGCGTGCGTATGTGAATCCTACAGCACCTGGTAAAGCACCTCCCATTGCAAACTGTCCACCCCATGCTGGAGACTTCCAGTTGTATGCTGTATATCCTTCTCCTACAAAGTTAGGACCTGCAGATACTTTGACATCATTAACATTAGGTTTCTTACCATAGTTATCTTTAGTCTTTTTCTTTAAGACCAAACCTCCTTGTTCATATTTGTCTAACCACTTTGCCATTACTTATAAGAGATTTGAGCAGGTGTAATAATGAATTGAGAAACAATGTGAGCTATAGAACTGTTATCAAGGATATGTCTTACCTTCAAGTCTTTAGCTCTTAATGGTTCTTTCTTAAATGATCTTTTTCCATAATCCATATTCACTTGATTTACAACCTTATCTATTGATAAAGATTCACAACTTGTTGTAAATAAAGGTAATGCTTTATTTTTAACTAACCCCCAAAAAGTATTATATTGATAGAAATTATCTGACTTAGTATAAGTGATAGTTTTGCTTTCAGTATTATAGATTGGGTAGGTTAAGTATTGTTTTAGGTTATGCATTGGCTTAGGTACTAACTCTAATATACCTGTGGACTGTTGGCTATTGTATAATACAGCTTTGTTAAACCATTGATTATCAACAGCTATCTGAGCATTGTCATTAAACACACCATCTAGAATAGGTAGGTAGTTATATACCTTACTGTAGTCTTTTACATTCTGAAGTATCTCATCATAGCTCTGATAAGAGAATGGATACTCAATGATGTAAGGTTCTACATTGTCATAGTATTTATTATAGTGTACTACACTTGTTAAGTGTCTCCACATAGACGCTGTATTACACACAGTGTATCTTAATGCAGCAAGTTGTTCTATAGTGGCAGTACCAATTGTAACCTCTAAAATTGTACGACACTTACCTACAGATGTTATAATAATCTTAGTAACAGCATCATCTACACTGACAGTATACCCATCAATTAGATTTTGCTTAGTGATGTCAGTGCCCAAGACTGTCCCTAAGTTATCAGTGATATCAAAGGGTCCTGTTCTGCCACCTGAGCATGTTAATCTTATTATTACTGTTTTAGCCATTTATATTATTTTATTATACTGGACAAGTTGGTGGAGTTACATTCTGTGCTGTTAAATTTACAAGACCATAAACAGGAGTTGGAGTTACTAAGTAATCCTCATACCCCTCTACACTAGTAATTGGTCCACTTGTATATATTGTTCCACCAGCTGTTACATCACATACGTTAAATTGTATAATATTTCCTGAACCTGATACCCACTCACCACGTATGGTGTAAGGTAACTCGCTTATCAATGGGTATATAGTTCCACTTTGAACACTTCCTGCTGTAGATGTAATGCTTAATAATTGAGATGCAACATTATTAAATATTGTTAATGCTCCTCCTGATTGATTACCAACTCTCCAATCTAATCTAACTGTTGTTGGTGCAGCTGTGGTAGTTGTTGTAGTAGTTGTACAATCTGTACAAGCTGCTGTTCCTTCTAATGTACAAGCAGACTCTGTTACCACTGCTGTACCAGATAGGTTACAGTAGTATATAACTGTTGTTGTAGTTGTAGTGGTAGGAGAAGGAATCTCTGTTACAGCCACTGCTGAGATGTTACAACCTTCATTTAATCCTGAATAGAAGAAATTGTTTTCTCCTATGTAGAAGTTAGGTATGTATGTATGGAAGCTCACCCAACTCTTAGTATTGAAGTTAAAGGATACTGTCCATGATTTATTACAGAAATAGTTTAAGTCTGTTATTTCAATATATCTTTTAACTGAAGTGTTTCCAGCTACAGGTTGATTTATATAAAACTCTTTAGTCAACTCATCATAGAATATGTTCTTATCTGGCTGAGGGATATAGTCTAACTTAGTGATAATCACTCTATCATACTTACTATCATACACACCATGAAGACCAATGTTTTTAAAATGATTATCTATATCAACAGTAGGATAGTATCTTAATATCTCAAATGACAAATGGTCTGTAAAGAATCTGTTAAGACCAGAACCATATCCAGATATGTCAGTTGCTTGGGTACCAGTTATTAAGAATATCTGTCCTCTCTTAGCATCTACAGTTATTTGTCCTTGAGGTATCTTAAGTAAGAACTTATTCTGACTACCCACATATCCAAGATCTGTCTCAGCATAATCTATAGGAGGTGGTTCAACACTGCTGAACAATGAAGGATTACCTAAATAAGCTGCTTGAGGATTGCTTGTATTCACTGTTAACATATTACCATATAACAATGTCTTGTTCTCAAATCTAGCCAATGTTGCTCTATTCTGTATACCATCTAAAGATATTAGATTGCCATAGTTCTGAGGAAAATCAAAGAAACTTATTGGACGATATATCAACCAGCTATTTATTCTGTTATCAGAATAACTTTCTTGTCTATCAGAGTATATTGCTCTGAATGGAAAGTATGTATAACATAATTGTTGTTTCCAATCTGAAGGCAAATGAGAAAAGAAATTCTCTGTGTTTTGCTTAGAAAAAGTATTATTGTAATAATATGTATTATCAAATGTAATAGGCACCACTGATTCTTGGAACCAAGTATCAGGAATACCTGAGCTTACGTGTGGGTAGAAGTCACCTTCTAAGTTATTAAAGGCTTGACGTAAGTCTACATTGATAGAAGTTTCTACATAGTAGTAAGGAACACCATAAGCAAATGTATACATCTTACCATCATATACATAGTTTTGGTTACCAAGTAATGTTGTACCTGGAGCAGGTGTTGTAGAAGAAGTAGTAGTGGTAGTATTAGGATCATCTACTTTAGTATTATTAGGACAGTCTAGATAATTAGCTTTTACTGATATAATGTTCTTCATCAAAGTACCACCTACATAATAGTCATACAATACAGATCTAGCAGAATACCAATATTGTGGATATGCTACATTACCTATCTCATCATAAAATATATCAGAATCATCTGGAGCTCCCACTCTATTATCAATAAAGAATGGTAGTTTAGTTTTAAATCCAAACTTACCAATAAACGTATCTCCACCAAATATCACTTCAGGATCAGGAGAAGGCAATGCTCCAAATATTCTTTGGAATCCTGTATCAATAGTTTGATATGAATATATCTGTCCATATTGACCATTGTTAATTGTCTTTATAGAACCATAATATGAAACAACCTTTATAGGTTCCTGAAACTCAGGGGCTCCACAATTTCCTCTTTGTGAAAGTGTAAATCTTGAGTTATCACTAATCTGACTTGTTCCTGCTACGACAAGAGAAGTTGTTTGGTTAGGGTATGGTAAAGGTGCTACAAATGCACCATTTCTATTTTCAATACTTTTAGTGTAAACAGATGATTCTCTGTTCCAGTTATTAAGATCAAGATCATCTCCTACATTCTGTACACCAGGGAATATGTATTGATATCTATCAAGCTCTCTTTGTTTAATTCCTTGATCGTTTTGAATATCTGCACTATAGTCATAGCTAGATATAGAGTTGAAAGAATATGCAAAGTTTCTTCTAGTAGCACCATTTACATATATCTGTAAATAAGTTTGGTATGCTGTGAACATTGCTGTGGCACTAAATCCACCTAGATCAGCAATCTTTTTACTAGAGTTCAATGCATCTATTTGTGCTTGTATAGTAAGAAGTCTATACATTGAATGTTTCTTCACTTGAACAAAGTGAGCTCTACCAGCTCCAAATAATACACTCTCAAGCTTAAGAACAGATCCTAATGTAGGTTGTCCAAAAGAAGTTTCTGGTGAATTAAATACTTGTCTATATGGAGATTGAGCATTATTAAATCCATCTAGTTGATCAGGAAAACAATTCATATTTACACTACTTCCTGCAACTATTGTAAATTTATCACAACCTGATACAAACACAGGAGTACCAATTGAATTAACTGTTTCTGAAGTACCTTTTTCTACAATTATAAATTCTGTAACTAATGTAACAGGATTTTGATAACTGAAAGTAGGACTTGGTTGAAAACTTAAAAATCCATTACATCCATTTTGTGCAGAGATTATAAAAGTTTCAGGTGTAACATTTTGAAACGTAGCAGTACCAGTATTTATAACAGGAAGTGTAAGAGAACACACTTCAGTGGTTGCTGTAGTAAATTCAAGACTAGTTACTTCTCCTGTATTACAGTTTGTATATTGTAAAGCACCATCAACAGTAGCTGTAACTTTGAACGTATCACATTGAGACATATACGCATTACTATCCTGAAGTAAGAATGGATCTACATTTAAGTCATTGTAAGGATAGTTAGGATAATAGTATTCTGTTTCTTCTCTTTTATATTTACCTACATTTCTTAATATACCTTTAGCAATAATAGATTTGTTTGTAGATCTATTACCTCTAACTATTTTAAATCCAACAATAGCATCTTTCTCAGCATCTGTTAAGCTAGAAGATTGAATAAGAAATCCCACTTGTTGTACATCTATCTTTACACCTATTGGATAAATAGCATTAGATGCCTGCATCACTGGTTCTATTTGACCTCCAACATATGTAATAGGAGGAGTCTCAAAATAAGGAGATACTAATACATCAGGAAACTTATGATGTCTAATTGGTTCACCAGCAAGATCTCCCCATACGTCTACATTACAAGGATATGTATCTGTAGATTCCCAATAAGAAAAGTCTCCAGATTGGTATGGATAGGCTTCTCCTATTTTACCAGCATCTCCTATAGGAACAGGATATGTAACTAATACACTACCTGTATTATATATTTTCCAATAAGGAGCTACAGTTCCTTCTCCAATAAAGTCAGCATTAGTATTATATACAGGAGTTAAATCAGTAGAAATTGCTGTTCTACCAGGAATGTGAAAACCATCTGTTTGTTTACCATTGTCTAATAAAAAGACTATTTCAAAGGCATACACTTCATCTCTTAAATATCCTCTAAGATTAGCAGTGTAGAAACCATCAGCATATGTATTGTTAGCTGGTAATTTATATGTCTCCCATTGAAGTTGAATTTGACTAGCAATGCTTTGATAGTTAATCCTATCAATAGAAGTAAGGTTGTCCCAAACTATAACATCTTGTACGTTTGTAAGGTCTTGAGCAATCTCATAGTAAGGAAACTTCTCAAGTATATCAGGAAGACTTAAAGGAATATTGGTTAAAGCTTGACCTGTATAAGTGATTGTTCTGTCTTTATCTTGGATATTATAAGTACCCATAAGTTCTACAGATGTACCACCATTTATAGTTTTAATAATAGCTATATTAAAATATTGGAAGTATCCTGTAATATCTATATTATTTATGTTTATTACAATAGATTTTCCTACAGAATATTGAAAGTCAGGTGTTGTTACTTCTGTATTTGCAATTGATGTAGGATTAGTAATAGAGTAGTAGGAGGTATATGCATCACCTGAAGCATTACAGTATTGAATAGCAAACTGATATGTACCAGCTTGGATATCTCCACCTACAACAATATCAATAATGTCCAAGCTAGGAATGCTAAAGTTAGGTTGTACTTTTAACTTGTTACAATCAAGTGTAGGAGGAAGTTGGATTTGTGGATCACAGTTTTGATCACTAAGATAGGCAGCTACGTATGGAACTTGATCAATATTAATATATCTTCTTGGATTAAGACCATCTGTCCAATAAACCTCAGTGCTACAGTTGGTAATCTTATGTACAGCTTTATGAATAGGATAGTCAATGTTAAAGTTCAAACAAGTTGAATTTGCACAAACTATTAAATCTGTATCAGGGATTGGAGTACACAATGTACGATATACACAATCATTGTTTTCCATATATCCTATCTCACTTCCTCCTGTTTCAGGATTAGCTAAGAAGAATATATGTTTATTTTTCTCTTGTATGAAATGTGTTCCAATAAGTTGATAGCCTTCAGGAAACTCTAGACAAGCTTCATTACCAGGTTCATTCTGATAGTTTACAGAGTTAGCATCAAAGTTTTCTAGTGCTGCGTTTAGTGCATACGAAAGTTTTCCCTTCTGTACTTGATTTACAGAAGAGTCCATATCTAGTCCAATTCTTCCAAGATTAAATTCTTGTTTTATGTTAGATGGTCCTTCTTGGTTATCTGCCATATCTTGAGCTTCTGTTTGGTAATTCATATTGTGCAAAACGTTGTAAGTCATTTCTTACTCTTCTTTGCTTTGTCCATGGATCTTGTTTCTTAATCTCAATGTAAGCCATGATAAAGGCTTCTTCTGAAAGTTGCTTATAGTAGGCTAACTTAGCTTGTATTTGATTGAATGTCTCATCATTAATTTGATTAGATAAGGTTTCAAAAACTTTGTATTTAAGGAACGCTTCTATATATTCTCTGACACGATAGTTATCAGGAATCAATTGATTACCTATAGCATCATAGTCTGTAGCATAAAATATCATGTGAACTATAGCACAGCTAAAGTTAGTGACAAACTTATTGTCTCTAATATCAAAGCTATCATAACCAGCACTTCCTGGAGTAAACTCATGTACAGGAGGAGCAGTTGAATAGAATTGCCAAGCATCTGTATAACTTACATCACACTTACCTTGACAAGATATATTGCCTGGTTTTAATAGATATTCTTTTCTTATACCTCTAGCTACTTGTTGATTGGTTTTATATACAGCTTGGATGATATCAGGCATACACGTAGGGCATCCTGTTGTACAATTAGGTTCTACGCAAGGAACTCCACCACTAATGATAGGAGAGACTTGAATAGTAGTCTGAGATGCAGCTTGAGAATAGAATGAGTTAGCTGTTTGATATGGACGTTGAGGAATCTCTGTACACATCCAAGCTTCTCTAACAGCAAAGAAGTTGTCAGGAAGTCTAGCTTCGTATCCAGAGATATCTAATGTTTGTTCAGCAATGACATAACTTGACCTACCCATCTTTTGTAGACACTTGTCTAAATAAGTTGGGAACATCAAATCATCAACAGCTCCTGTGTCAAAATAAGATTTTAACTCTTCTTTAACAATAGAGTAGATTGGCTCAGGAGAGACAAAGTTGTATTTGTAATAATATGCCATATTGTTTTAATTTTTCCATTGCCTGTAAAGGTGCTGGTATTTTTCGTCTGTGTTTATGTAATGGGACAACAATCTAGAAGTTGTACGAGAGGGTTTGAAATACCAAAGATTTATATTTCTAATTCTAGCAGACTCTTTAAACCACATCCATCCAAAGAAGTAACCTTCTGTATGGTAATTGAAGTTGTAGATGATCTTGCCTTTTTCTCTGCTTCTTTTCCAATCAACTGGTAAGTTAACCATCTCTTTACCATCAACTGTTTTCATCTTCTTTCTCTTCTTTTTATTGATAGAGAACTCACCAAAGCCAAAAGGAAGTCTTGCTCTTTCTCCTGTTTCTAGAATGTAGTTTTTGAAATGTTCATTATATTGATATATAATGTTTTTCCACTGATCAAATGTAATTTTTACAGTGGGGTTTTTTTTGCAGAAGTTGTTGTAGTTTTCTTTACTGGAGCTTCTCCAATCAATCTTGGTTCGCATTAGCTAGTTGGTTTAGCATTAGGAGCTTGACCATCTATACCATCGAATGTCATGTCTGTTTTAATGCTAAAGTAAGTAGATAATAGTTTTTGAGATGTTAACTCTAATACTTGTTTCTCTAAGTAACCAGGACATCCAAACTCTTTATCTAAAGGGTTTAAACAGTAATCTTCATTACTTACTGGAGGAGTAGGACCACATGCACAGTCTGATGGATATAATATATCATTAGGAATATCTTCTTCAAAGAATGCAGCAATTCTTACTGATTGTAAACTAGGATTATTAACATATAAATATCCACCATTTGCTATCCAGTAGTATTGCTCTTTCTTAATGATAGGCAGCTTTAATAAATTTAAATATCTGTTAATTGTGATCTCTTTAAATCTTCTTCCTTTACCACCCATAGCGTTGATAGAGTAAACACCTTGGATAAGATATTGATAGTTTCCTTCACTGATGCGAGGAAGTTTATATTGGCTTCTTGCTACATTGCAAGGATCTACATACTCACAACAATCAGAAATAGGAACCTCTACCATACTCAAACAAGGAAGTGTCTGGAATACTGTATCAGTAGCCCAAAGCTTTCTAAGATTTGTTTCTCTCTTAATTAGTAAAAATGTATTGTTCCTGATCTCAGACGCAACAACCCTATCAGTGATAAGGTTATCTGTTGTTAATAGTTTGTGCATTGCACGAACATCTGAGACCATTTTTCTTAATGTAGCCATTATAAATACTGTTTGAATATATTTGTCATTCCTGAGCCTTGTTCTATCAAGAACCCTGTCACTTCTGCTTTGGACATAGTGTGACCATTCTTATCATCCCAAAGACTCTTAGCATTAGAGAATGCTGGAATTTGGTAAAACTTAATACCATTGAAATCATGACTCACTTCATGATGTTTATCTCCTGTGAAGATATAGAAGTTATTATGGAAAGACCATCCTTCTCTATATTCTATTGGAAACAATGCAGCAAGCTTTGCAGGCTTAATTGCATCTCCATGATTAAACATCAATGCTGAACCACCATAACTTACATACTTTCTATACTTAGGAGAACAATCAAATGTTAATCTCTCTGTATTTCTAAAGTAAGTTTGTAACCAATTAACCATATGCCATCCTACAAACTCATCATGATTACCTGCTACATACACAACATTTACATTCTCAGCATATTGTAATAACATTGTAATCATCAACACCTCGTGTCCACAGATATATTCAAAAGATGTTTGATATGTATGAGTGTTTGTTTGAGGAGTACCCTTTGTGGTCATTCCTGTAAACTCACTGTTAAACTCATCAGAACCAAGGATATATGTAATTTGATCTAAGTTATTTGAAAGTGTTGCTTGATTAGCAATCACCTCTACCTTGTACATAATATTAGCTAGTCTGTCAGTAATATTATTATTGCCATCAATGTCATATTTGTTTAAATGAGAATCCTGTTTGTTAATGATTAACATAGCAGGAAACTTATTTCCTTCCCACTTAGGACTCATAACTTCTTGAGACACAGGCTTATATGAATCTAAAAAGTCTACAAACGCATCTTGAAAAACTTGTTCTGTAGACTTCTTCCCTAACCATGCTTTGACTTGCCAATGGGGTGTTTCTCCATTTCCCCAGTAGTTCTGTACGTATTTGGTGATTTCCCATTTATCTGTGTCAATCTTACACTTTACTATGAGCTCATCTAAGCTCTTGATTTCATCCTTTGTATTGATGACAATCTCTCCAGTTCCTTTAAGAATGTCTTCTTCAAATCTTACTATTGTTTCCTCTAACTCAGAAATGTAGTTACCTAATTCTGCTTCTTGTATAATACTTTCTCTAGTTCTCAACTCTTTTAATAACTCATCAACGTCTGATTCTGCAATTCCAAGCTTATCAGCGTAGAATTTTTTACTCTTTTTCCAGTGCAAAATCTCTTCTAGCTGGTTCAGCAATGCTTGATAGTCAGGCATATATAGTTTATTTTGGTTAAAATTATTGTAAAGATAGGAACTATTTCTGAAATTCCCAAAAATAACCTAACTATTTTGGTTATATAGAATAACTTTTTTAGTTAGAGTTTAAACAAAAACCCCCAGCCTTGAAAGGCCAGGGGATATCCTGTAAACCAATAAACAGGATTTTTTGGTATCTTAAGCAGTACAAGCTTCAGAGCAGGTTGATCTGCTTGGTGAGCCAAATAAATCTACATTAAAGTAAGGTCCAGCTACAGGGTTTAATATTTCATAAACATCAGTGCTTGCAGGTGGATGATAGAAGTAACCAAGGTCTAATGCATTTGTAGCTCTTCCTACAGCAGTTGTTCCTTCTGCACAATCTTGTGTACAATCCAATCTTAGTATGTTGTAATAGTAGTAGCTATCATTACAAGTGGCAACTAAGCTAAATGTACCAGAGCCATTGGTTGAACAGTTTACTATATCAGTTCTTAAACGATACGTACCTGCAGGTAGAATGTAATTTGTTAAACTAGATGTCCATGTTCCTGGATTAGAACCTACTTGGACATAGCTAAATGTATATAGTACAGTTGTGTTTGCAGCGTCCATGATGTATGCTGAATAGTATCTTGTACCAGTTCCAGAGTAGTAATATCCACCAGGAGTAATAAATGCTGTATTACCTGCTGTCACTGTAAATAATGATGAATCACCTGCAGAGCATGTAGCAATTGCGTTTGTATCACCAGTTAAACAACCCAATGGATTTGTAGTAGTTGTACTTGTTGTTGAAGAAGAAGAAGTTGATGTTGTTGTAGTGGTTATTGTTCCACTGATAAACATATCAATAAAGTTTACACAAGCTCCTTCAGATTGTGTTCTAATGATTGTAGCATTATCAGGCACACCTGTAAGACTATATCCTGCTTGCAAAGCAGCTTTTGATATACCAGATGCTAATGCTGTTGTAAAGCCATCAGCATCTGAATAAAGATTAAAGGGTCCTGTATCTACCCCAGCTAAAGTTAATGTTACTAATACTGTCATTTTATATTTGGTTTTTATATTAAAGTTGAGTCCATGAGCCTCCTCCAGTTATTGATCTAAATAATCCAGTTGTTGATGCAAGTAATCTATATACTCCATCTGTACCACCTACAGCACAATCTGTAAATGGTCTTTGTCCCATACCAGTAAGATTACTATTAATAACAGATCCTAAAGTATCACCACCAACAGGATATGTTTCTGCTGGAAAAGTTATTTGGTTAGGAGAGTCACCTGCATAAGTCATTACAGTGCCATATCCAGAAGGAGATGTAGATGTATATAATTGTCCAACTCTGTACCACCTTCTTAAAGAGTCTCCATTTGTAATACTGGTAAAAGATGCTCCATAATTAGTAGACTTAAACATATATCCTCTTGATAAATATCCTCCACCAAAACCACTAGTAGATCCTGTTACAACAACAGTTGAACCATCACTACTACAACTAATATCTACTACATATTGAGTTCCAACACTTATTGTTTGCCAAGTTACACCATAGTTAGATGATCTCATTACATATCCATAAGAAAAATCAGTATATGAAAGATACATATATTGACCATCATTGCTTATTGCTACTCCTTGTATACTTCTATACTGTTGTGCTATTAATCCTGGAACATACGACCAAGATCCATTAGCTCCATAGTTATTTGAAATCTTTGTACTAAAAGTTATACCACCTGGTTCTTCATAACAAACTATTATATATTGTCCATTTCCAGACATTCCTGTTCCTTCAAAATATTCTTGTGTATGAGCATTTACTCTTAGAGTTATATCATCATAAGACGCACCATAATTACTAGATAAAAATAGTGGACCATTTAATGAACTAGCAATCATATACTGACCAGTGTCAGACATTGCTATTCTTTGCCAATAATATAATGTATTTGTAGAAGATGCTTGCCACGTTGCACCATAATCAATAGATCTATATAAACTTCCTTGTAAGAAACCTATATTTCCTCCAGCAGAACCAGTTGCTACCATTTGATATTGACCAGATCCTCTATTCATAGATACTGCTGTTATAGGAATTCCTCCATTCTGATCTTGGAAGTTAACATTTATAGGAGTTGCTTGTCCATCAATGATAGTTAATTCTATATCATTAGGAGCATATATAGTTTCATAATTAAGAGGAATTAAAGTATATTGTGGTCCACTTACATTAAAAAAAGTACCATCAGAGACTACATTTCCATTTACAGATAATGTCACACTAAAAAATCCTGATGGGCTAGTACTAGTACCATCAACTTCTATATATAAAAAAGGGTCAAGACTACTACCAAATTGAGAATAGTATTGAGAAGTTTGAGTTGAAGATGCAGGAAGACTCCAAAGTCCCACTGGTACTTGATAAGTAAAATCATAATAATATATTCCTGTGAAAGATATACCATAATTAGGAACTAGTGTAGCACCTCCATACAATGCAACGTTGTCTTTTACAATTAGTTGATTTTGAGACTTATTAGCAAATGGAGGATATTCTGATACACTACTAGGTACAACTATATAATCTTCAAAATCTTGTTTGGTAATTTGTTCATTACTTACAGGAATAGGTTGACTAAAGAAAAACAATCCTGTGTTACAAGCATCTTGTAAATTATTAAATGATATACACTGATTAGGTAGTAATGTATTCCAACTCATTATTTGTTTAATTTAGCTTCTAATTCTGCAATTCTTTTTTCTAATGCTGCTATCTTTAATGTATGTACGTCCATGTAATTTACAGATAGTTTATCTTCTCCTGTAACTGCGTCTGGAAGTATTGATTGTACTTGTTGAGCAGAATAACCATATCTAACTTTATCTGTGTCATTGTCAGTTCTTATAAACTTAATTACGTCTATACCTAATAAATCTATTTGAGGATTATATTCTAATACATTTTTATATCTAATATCTGATGTCTCAAAAAATCCTGTTGCTGAGATGGCTGTATTAGATACCCATCCTGTAGCTGTAATTGCATAAAATGAAAAAGCTAATGCTGAGTTATATATACCTTTATCTGCAACATCATTTACAAAGTGACCACTACTCTTTATTTCTGTACCACTATATACACTTCCACTACATTCAAGACTTTGTCCTAAGCCACCAACAGCATTAATAGATACATATCTAGTAAAATTAACTACAGTTCCATTATCTGTTATAGGAGCATTACCAACTGCTGTGGCACTAGTAAACTTAGCAAGGTTATTTGTTGTACCACTTATAGTTCCAGCACCACTTGAACCAGAAGATCCAGATGAACCAGATGAACCAGATGATCCACTTGAACCAGATGTTCCAGTAGCTCCAGAAGTTGCACTAGATCCACTTGATCCTGAAGAACCAGATGATCCAGAAGAACCACTTGTTCCATTAGTACCAGATGTACCAGATGTACCATTGGCTCCAGCATCACCTGTATCACCTTTTACACCTTGAGGTCCAGTGGGACCAGTTAAACCAGTGTCACCCTTTAAACCCTGAGGACCTGTTGGGCCTGTTGGACCAGTTAATCCTATTACACCTTGAGGTCCTTGTGCACCTTGAGGACCAGTAGGGCCTGTTGGACCTGCAATACCTTGTGGTCCAGTAGGGCCTGCAATGCCTTGTGGTCCAGTAGGTCCTACTGGACCTGTAGGACCAGCAACACCACTTGTACCACTTGTACCACTTGTACCAGTACTTGTACCAGAAGTGGCAGCAGTACCTGATGTACCTGTAGTCCCTGTTGTGCCTGATGTTCCTGTGCTACCTGAGGTGCCTGTTGTTCCAGACGTACCTGTAGTACCTGTGGTACCAGAGGTACCTGTAGTACCAGATGTGCCTGAGGAAGCAGACGTACCAGCTGTACCAGACGTGCCATTAATTCCAGAAGTACCATTACCACCAGCTGCACCAAACAGATTCACTGTCCATACAGCATAAGTTCCTGCACCCACTGCTGTGGTGACATTAACCACCATAGCACCTGTTCCACTATTGTAAGAGGTAACAGTTCCTTGCATTGTATTGCTTACATCATATACTATGATAACTGTCTGTGCAATACTATATGCTAGTCCTGTTCCTACTGTTAAACTCTTTGCTCCTGCTCCTATTAATAAAGAAGTTGTAGAACTTGTTAAATATCTATCTCCATCTAGACCTGCAGTTCCAGAAGATGCTGATGTGCCAGATGTTCCAGCTGTACCAGTTAATCCACTAGATGCAGAGGTACCTGAAGTTGCACTTGTACCAGCTGTAGCATCTTGACCAGATGTTCCTGCTGTGGCATCCTGACCACTAGTTCCAGAACTTCCATCTGTTCCAGTAGTTCCATTAGTTCCAGATGTTCCAGAAGTTCCATCAGCAGCAGAAGTACCACTAGTAGCAGAAGTACCTGAAGTACCACTTAAACCATTTGTACCACTTACACCACCAGAGCCACTAGTTCCATTTGAACCAGCTCTACCAGAAGAACCACTTGTACCACTAGAACCATTTGATGATGTACCAGATGAACCTGTAACTCCAGATGAACCAGAAGTACCATTTGATCCAGAAGGACCTGTAGCACCAGAGGTTGCAGATGTTCCATTAGTTCCAGATCTACCAGAAGAGCCAGAGGAACCTGAAGTACCAGAGGTTCCATTCAATCCTACTACACCATTACTAAAAGCATCATCTATTAATGATAGTGCACAGTCTAAGTTTTGTCCAGTTTGTATTCCTGTGTAAGGTAAGTTAGGTCCATTATATATAACAAGATTTGCTGTAGTTGCACAAGGAAGTGAATTACAGTTTTCATTAGGATGATAATATGCGTTATAACAAGGATCGCCAGGGTTGCAAGCCATTTTATTATTAGTTTAAATAAATTAAGGAATATACATTATATAATACGCAGCAATAACAGGTTGAATGTTTGCATGAGATTGTCCACCACCTGTATTGTCAATTCCAAGAGCTACGTTACCAGGAGTATTAGAACTTACAGTACTCTTAGACAAACTACTTATACCAGCACCAGCTGATTGACTACTATTAGATAATCTATAACTACTATTTCCACCAAGAGCAATTTCTCTTACTACAGCATGTGTAGAATCAACAACTGCATTAATTTCTCCACCAGTGGCTGCTACATAATGAAAATGATCATCTAATGTAACAGTTGTTGTTCCTATTCCACTATGCGAGTGAGAAGGCATTTGTGATGTAATAAGTGTTACACTATTTGCACCTGCTGTGGTAAATAATGCATAGTTTGGATTTCCTACAAAGTTAGGATCTACAGCAGCATCAAGACCAATATTAATAGGAGGAACATTTGCAATAGCACCAACAG